CAGCATCGTTTCGAGCCGGCGCGCTGAGATGTCAGCAGAACCCGAATCGGGACGGGAGGGTGGGTGCTCGTTCTCCAGAGGGGGTGACAAAATTGGAAGCTCTTTCTCGAAGGTTGGGAGGTCATCTGGGAGAACGGAGGAGATGAACTTTTGATCTTCTTCGATGTTCTGTGAGCGAAGCGAACCTCTTCGGTTTACAAGGTTCTCCTCAGTTTTCATCCTACGGAGAGCTTCGTCTTCGGAAATAAACACGTTATTTTTTGTTGGGAGGTCGGGGAGCTTCCAGGGTAGCAAAAAAGGAAGATCATGTCAATAGGGCAGATCATTAAGGATTTCGCATTTTCCTAAGTGTTCGTTGCGCGAACGGTTTATTATTTTATCAAAGGGAGGTATGGGAGGTCCGATATGGGACCCTGTTCGATTCTAAAGTCCGAAAGCATATATGAGTTGGCTACCACCCCCCGGAGGGGGGATATGGGACCCGCAGAGCGGGTAGAGGTATTACCAGTGGGGACCGGGGAGGAGCCGGGAGGAGCAAGTGGTATGACCACTAGCTTTACAGTGCAGAGTTCTTGCTAGGATAACCAAGTGCTCTGCATTACAAAGCCCTTGGGATAAGAGAAGGGCGGCACCCTCGGTGTGAGGATGCCGCCCTTGTGTGCGCCTACTTCCTGCCGATCCAGCCCGCCAGAATCAGCAGCAGCAGGGTGAGCGCGGCGTGGAGATCCACGCTATTCGGTATCCGGTTCCGCCTGCGCGGCGAGATTGGCCTCGTATTGCGCCCGCGCCTGCGCGATTGCGGCATCCATGCTCTTGGCCATTTTCAGCTCGAAAAGCACCTTGGCCATCTTCATGATGCCCTTTTCGGGGCCGGAAATGCTCTGCTCCAGCACCTTGCGCAGGTTCCGCTTGACTTCCAGATCCAGCCCGTAGTTGAAGAAGTCGGGCGCGCCCTTCACGCGCTCCTCGGCCTTGCGGGGGTCCACCTTGGCATCGCCGCGCAGGACCGCCGGTTCCGCCTTGCCGCCGCTCAGGAGAACCATGCCCTCGAACGTGAGCGCCTCCAGCTTTTCGTATGGCTGATCCTCGTCTTTCTTGGTGGGGCTCTTGTCCTTGGTGATGGTCACGTCGGTGACCGACGACTCGCGGGTGCCCGCCGACTCCGGGGTGCCACCGTTCCAGCGAATGAAGCCGTCCGCGATCGCCGCTTCGATGGCCTCGGTGGACAAGCTGTAAACATCTTCCGCCTTGATCACCGGGCGCGCCTGATCCTCGACCGTCTCGATCTGATTTTCCACTTTGTTCTCCTGCTGAGATGCCGCGAGTTTCGCGTTCAGTTCCGCCGCCGCCGCCGCCGCCTGATCCTTGCTCTTTTTCGCCATTTTGCCTTTTCTCCCGATTTGCCCGGCATCCCGGTTTGCGCCTTGCGCGCCCGCCGCCGCCGAACTCCGAGATCAAAGAATACCACAATGCAAGCCGGGCGCAGCATTTTTCTGGCGCCTTGCGCGAATTTTTTTCGCTTGCAAATCGCCCTGGGATGCCGGGCGGAAACCGACCCCGTGGTCCCAATCACTTTGCATCCCAAAGCGCCCTCCTCCCCCAGAGCGCAGCGACCCGCCGGCCTCTCGACCTGGCGCTCCGCGCTCGCGCCCGCGACCTAGGACTGGAGGCATCTTTCGGAGGCAGCTCCTCGCCCTTGTCTGCGCGAAAACGCGCAAGTTCCCTTCGGAGGCAACCTTTCGGAGGCAAAAACCCGCGCGCTCCGCGCTTTATTCCTTTGTCCCACCACTATTCCAGGATACGAGATTTTAGGGGCGGCTGCCGGCAAAATCACGGGTATGGACCTGCATGAGATAAGTGATCGTTCGCGCTAGAAAACTGTTCGCGGCCCCGATCGGATTTTCCCGCTACATTAGCCCGTTCCAGAAGCGCGCCCCTACGATCGATTTCCCGGTAGAAAACGAACACTTTCCTCGTCAAGTTTCACCTGCACGTTTCCTATACGTTTCTGACCCAAAACCTAGCCAAATCCTAGTTAATACTTGGTTCTCAAAATAAGTGATCGCGCGCTCTTTCATTAGGAAATTAATTGATCCAACGCGCACGCCCCTATCTCTCTGTAGATCCCACCCCCCGGTTTTCAAAAAGCGTTCGTAAAGCGAACACTTATTTCTGGTCCTATTTCTCTGGGTCTTTCTTTTTTTATTTTTTTTTTTTTAAGATAAGAGAGAAAACACTAGGCCAACTTAAGGGGATGGGCGGGTTGGGACCGGGGGGAGAGAGGGGGGTCTGTGCAGGCGCGATCACTTAATTTCCCAATGTTTTTGCGCGCGATCGCTTATTTCAACTACCGCGAAACGTATAGGATTTGGCTAGGTATTGGCTCAGTATTGGCTCAGAAACCTACAGGTGCTCCTCGAAGGCCATTTCCGCTAACTTGTTGATTCTAAAGGCTTTTGCTTGATCTTCGCCCGCTCGGACGGGGGACAGAGAGGTGGCAGAGCTCTTTTTCAGGTCAAACTCAATTCCTCGATACCAAAACACACAGGGGTGAACGCCCTAAAAGCCGCTAACTGTTGCAAATAAAGCACTTGTAGGCCAGGCCACTTCTATGCTACCATAGCGGTAGCCCGACCCCCGCCCCGCTCCTGGGTCACGGGATGGCATCGGGTGACAATCGGCTCAGGATCAGGAACCTCATATGGCACAGAACGTCGGCAACCGGAACCTCTGGCTGGTCTCCAGTCATCTCCTCGGCACCCCAATCGCGATCTTCACCTCCCGTGAGAGCGCGCGCCTTTTCATTTTGGCCCAGAAGCGCCCGCGAGACTACGACTTCGTGACCCGCCCGCTCGACCCGCCCTCGCAGAACGTGGAGAACTTCGGTGATTTCCTCGCGGCCTACAGCGGTCCCCAGGAGCCCATCGCCCCGGTCAAGAACTGCCCCATCTGCGGCGAGCCCTGCGACGACTCTCCTTTCGGGTGCAAGCGATGAACTTCGTTTGGAACGTCGACGGAGTTTCGGTCGGCTCAATCACGATGAATCGCTGGAACGGCATGCAAATGTGGACCAGCGGGTTCGCGTTCTGCAAGGACCAGGTTGCCCAGTGGGAAGCGACCGCGACCGCGCAGGGCTGGTTGGTCCGAATCACCCGGTCCACGGGCTACGTTGGCGAGTATCAGGGCGTGACCTTCAATCTCCCGCTCGAAGTGGTGACGGCGATCCGGAGGCTGGCGTAATGACTAAAGTGGGAGCAGCTTACACCAAAACCATTTACACTCGCGACCGGGAACTCTGGGCAATGGTTGTTCAGGTCGCAGAGGAGCGTCAGGTCTCAGTCAGCGCGTTGATCGAGCGCGCCTTGATCGAGTATCTCCTCCCGGCCAACGACGCGGATCAGAAGCTGGCGAAGATCAGGGAGATTCTCCGGTGAAGGACTTTGCCGATCGCTACTTCGAGCAGGTCATCGAGGTTCTGGAAGGCTTCGATTACCCGCTCATGGTTATTCCCTACGCCACGGAAGATGTGGCTCAATCAATGTCCGGCACCATTGCCAAGTGCATCCTCCTGGGCATCTCCCCACGGATGTGCGCGGTGATCATCTGGGCTGCGACCATGACTCTCCAGATCATTCCGGGAGCGGAGCGCGCGACTAAGCATTAGGGCATGCGGTGGGGGTCTTCGGACCTCCTCCAGATGGCCTAATTCTGGGCGATTGAATCGGTGAGAGAAAACATGGACCAAAAGCTAGAGGCTCTAGTGAATGAGGTAGATCAGAAAGCGCGCAAATACGCGAGCTTTGATGATTTCCTCGAAGCACAGGACAAGGAAAAGCCTGAATGGGAAAAAGCGACGTCTGCCGCCGCTGTGGTGGAGAGCTCGCCAAGCACTACGAGCGCAAAGGAGGACGCAACGGTCGAATCAGCGAATCCCTCAAATGCCGAAGCTGTTACGCCTCCTACGCGAAAGCCACAAGACGTGGACCCGCGCCGGAAAGCGATGGAGTCACCGAGCTACATCCAGAGCGGCCTGAAAAGTGAGACCCTCGCGCACCCCGTAGCACCGCAGGTTGAGGGCATCGAGGGCCAGGACCCCTGGAAGAAGATCGAAGCTCAGGTGATCAACACCCGCTACGAGCTCCACCAAGTCGAGTGGGACAAGGACAAGCTCACGTATCTGAGCGCGCCTGCTACGGTTCAGGAGAACGACCCGGAGTGGTGGCGTGAGATTTACCTGGGCGGGGTCGAGTATGCCCGCGCCTTGGAAACTCCCGAAGCCATCGTGACTGGGATGAACACCTACCAGGAGCGCATCGAAAAGCTCAACCGAGCGATTCAGGGCATGCGCGGCGTCCTCGAGGAAAAGCTGCACGGCGTGTCCTCGGAACGGCGCGAGAAGCTCCTCGCCAAGAACTCGCGTTTCAAGGCGAACCAGAACACGGCTGCTGCGACCCGGATGAAAACGGAACGCAAGACCGGCGAGACCAAGGCCGCTACACCCAAAGGGAATGGCATCAAGCTCGCTAAGGCAATGGCGGAAATGTCCAAGAACATGCGCGGGGACAAGCTCATCGCCTACCTCAAGGAACAGAACCTCTGCGACGACGTGACGGTCGAATACGTCCAGAAAGCGTGGGCGAAGTGAGCGCACCACTCGCCACCCTGCGCCAGAAATGTCCATTCTGTGGCAAGAACGCGCTAGAAAAGGCGCGGAAGAAAATGGGCAAGTCGTTCATGGTCTCGCTGGAGTGTGGTCACACCATATTTCAGGCACGTCTCGAAACCACCATCGCCCAGGTCGAGAGCGGCAAGACGGCGGAGCAAATCGAGATCGAGGAAGCCGAGAAGTTCGTCAGCTCGGACGGGAAGCACGCCTATCCCTACCAGATGCGGTCGGCCAAGTTCTTCGAGGCCTGCGGCATGAACGGGATTTGCGCTCACGAGATGGGCGTCGGCAAGATGGTCATCTCCTGCATCCTGGCGAAGCGTAACAAGAAGCAAGTTACTCCGATGCTTTTTGTGTGCAAGTCGGGCCTGCGCTATCAGGCGTTCCTCGAAATCGTGCGGTGGACCGGGATGATTCCGCAAATCATCGAGTCCTCCTCGGACCTGCCGCACTTCGAGTATTTCCCGATCATCATCATCTCCTATGATACGCTAAGGCTTGTGCGCCCCGACATTACGCTCGATTGGGAGCGCGAGAACGAGGCTCACGGTCAGGTGGAGGAGCGGGTTGGCCTGCATCGCGGTAAGGTCAAGGGGGCCAAGAAAATCAAGTGGTCGGACGAAATCTGTGCGAAGTTCAAGCACATCGTCCTCGATGAGTGCCAGTTGATCAAGAACCCCGAAGCGAGCAGAACGCGCGCGATCAAGCGGATTGCTTCGGCGTGGCAGCGGGTCGCAATGGGCAAGGCGCCGAGAATCATGGGACTCTCTGGGACGCCGATCAAGAACGATGCATCGGAATACGCTCCGATCCTCCACCTTGTGAACCCCACGATGTTCCCCTCCGAGACCGGGTTCATCGCACGGCACTGCACGCAAATCGGTGATAGTTCGCGGTATCGCTTGAGGAACCCGGAAGCGTTCCACGAGCAGACCAAGGACTTCATCCTCCGCTACACGCGCGCCGAGGTTCTCCCTGAGCTTCCCGCAATTTCACGCACGTTCCGCTACGCTGAGATCCAGCCGGGCGCTGAACTGGAACGCTACCAGGAGGTAATCAAAGAGTTCCAAGAGTTCATGGACAAGAAGGAAAGCATCTCCATGCGGGATATCACGAACCTCCTGGGGTTCTTCTCCCGTATGCGCCGAATCACCGGGGTCGCCAAGGTATCCGCTGCAATGGACTTCATCGAGGAGTTCCTGCTGGGCACCGAGCGCAAGCTGGTGGTATTCCTTCACCACAAGGAAACGGCTGCTACGCTGTTCGCCGCGCTCGAAAAGCTCATGGCGGAAGGCGGTATGGACGCGCCGCTTTCGCTCCACTCCGGGCTCTCCATGATGGGGCGCCAGGACATTGTCGCGCAGTTCAAAGGGGTCACAATCAAGACCAAGGACGATGGCACGATTGAGGAGATTCCCACCGGCAAGAACCACCGGGTCATGATTGCTTCCACGCAAGCGGCTGGCGAGGGTCTCAACCTCCAGTTCGCAAGCGACTGCCTGATCATGGAACGCCAGTGGAACCCGGCCAACGAGGAGCAGGCTGAGGCTCGGTTCCCACGTCCGGGATCGTTACTGACTGGGACCGGCGAGAAGGTGAACGCGACCTACCTGATCGCCGCCGGGTGCATCGACGACTTCCTCACGGAGCTCGTGGAGCGCAAGCGTTCAATCGTTGCCTCAACGCTGGATAACAAGGAACTGAAGTGGGATGAGAGCTCGCTCATGGTGGAGCTGGCGAACATCCTGCACGTCAAGGGACTCACCAAATGGCAGGTCTGAGGTAAAGCGGAGGGGGTTTCGGCCCCCTCCCTTTCTTTGCTATGAAATGTGTTAACTGCGGAGCGAACAACGTCGTCAAGCCGGATACCATCACATTCATTTGTCGGAAGTGCGGTAAGAAGAACTGCGCAGGAGAGATAAGCTAGTGGAGCATAAGTGGACCCTGATCTACAAGGGCAAGGAAAAGGTTTACATTCTCACGGAGTCCCGGCTGCTCTCTGGGGAGTGGGTCGAGATTGCCCGCTCGGAGTGGACCACGCTGGAGGCAGCAATCACTCACATGCAGCGTCGGGAGGTGAATGCCTAATGGAAAAGCTATATGACCCCGTCACCGACGAGGAGCTGACCATCTTCACCTCGAAGGGCGAGAGCAACGAGGTCAACCGGGTCGGCAAAGCGGATCGAACCGGCAACCTCATCAACAATCTGGCGAACCACCACAAGGTCGACGTGGAGGAGATGCGTCGTCGGCTCCAGAACAGTGACTGCGAGAACCCCATCGACTACAACGACGAAGTCTATTGGGCGGAGGTCGAATGACCTTTACGCATCTCACCGACTTCGAGCTGACCAGCCTCCTCGACGCCTCGAAGATTGTGGTCGACGGCGTGAAGAACCGGCCAGGCTGGGAGGCCATGACGAAGCGCACGGAGACTCTGGTCGAGGCACTGGAGGCCGAGAAGAAGCGTAGGGGGCTGGCATGAACGAGGATGTCATCAAGATGCACCTCCTGAGCGCGCTTCAGCTCTTGGGAGAGCGTCCAAGCACGGCTGACGACTGGCGCTACATCGAGCATGACCTGGCGCAGGCGGCACGGCACGTCGGCAACAACATCGAGGAGGCGGAGGCGAACCCGCCCGTGATGGTCAAGGTCAAGGACTACAAGGATCTGATTCGCCAGATATCAAAGGACGAGAAGAGGGAAAAGTGAAGGAGATACTCGAATACGAGGTCATTCAGGCGATGCACCTATACGGTGGGTCGTTCATGAAGGCGTGGGCAAGGCTCTATGAGACTGCCGACCTGGTCAACCAGCGGAAGCTCAAGGCCGCCTTCCCGGAGTATTGGGCGGAATACACCAAGCTGGCCGAGGGTCGGCGCATCCGAACGGACAAGTAGCATGAAGCGCAGAGGCGAGAACCTGAATCCTCCTGATGTATACTCTGGAATCGAATCCGGTCCCGCCTCTGCGTATTCTCATCTTGGTAAGAAGCCGCAGATTCCTACGGAGACAATTGTTAAAGACCTGGTGGACCTGCTGAAGGCTATGCCTTTATCAGATGCACAGGTGGAGGCGCTGTTCCTTGCCATCTCGAACCGCCGTCCCCACCGTGTATGTGACAAGTGCAAGAGACTGAAGCCAACCGTCGGAGGCGAGTGGGCCATTCACCCTTCACTTGACTTGTCGATGCCGAGAACCTTCATCTGTTGGGAGTGTAAGTAGTGCTGCAAGTTTATATCGGTGGAATGCTAATCGTAGGGCTCACGAAGAAGAACCTGGAGAAGCTCGAAAACCATGAGCCTATCCACTTCGACACCCGGACTCAGGTGAAGGACGTCGCAATCATCTACGGAGACGACAAGCTCGACATTCTGGCCCAGTTGGAGAAGTCTGGTATGGTGATCCCGGATTGGATGCGCGAGAGCGTGATGAAGGAGCCCGAATGAATGCAGACGGTCGGTCGCTGGCGGAGAAGTATGACGGGGAAAGGTTCCAGTAGGTCGAGAAGTTCGTGAAGACCTGGACCCCGGCTTCTGGGAGCTACATGCTCAAGGACGGCTCACGGGTCGCGCGCGTGAACGGCCTGGTGGAGTTCCTCGACCATGGGATTCACATCAGAAGGAAGCTCGACCTTGACAACTAGTGTCGGCTACCGAGCGACTACGAACTTGCCGAGCATCCTGACCTGCACCGACTTCGAGGGCGCCTGCTGCGAGGATTGTCACAAGGATGGGCACGTCCTCGTGCTCTATCCGTGGTCAATCTACTCGGAGGGCAAGAAGGACAAGATGCCGGACCTCTCGATGGGACTCCGGGCCGAGATTTGTTGCGGTCGGTTCCATGTTGCTCGGAATCTGCCGAGAGAGTGGTGGGTAAGGAGGTATTGTGCAAGACAAGGCTGGAGCGCAGCCGACACCGAGCGGCTCATCAAAGAGTCAGGGGACGACAGAGGCTACCTCAAAACCTCTAGTGAGCTCGCTGGGAAATACTACGTTGTCCGAAATCCTGGCACAGCTGTGGCCGGGCCTCCGAAGCGAAGGGCCGCCCCATCAGCCAAAGGATGTCCCTCCTGTGGAGTCAAGTGGGATGGATACGTCTGCGACAACTGTGGACATTCGTGAGCCGGAACCGGAGCCTGTGTTCCCTATAAGTGTTCGCCAAGCGAACGCTTTGCTGGTCGAGTTCAGCAGGGTATGGATCAAGGACAAAGACGTCGTAGGGTCGATGCTCGACGAGCTGAATCGTTGGGTCAATGGGCTATCGAGTGGGCGTTCCTGATCGTATTAGTCGGAGTCGTCATCTGGAGTCTCAGTAAATGGTAAAAAGACAAAAGCCGGTGAAGGGTGGACGGATGCAAGTGTCCACCGCTCTCATCCACGACATTGAGCGCGCGGTCGCAAAGGAGATGGTGAAGTATAACTGCTCCCGCTCCTTCGTCATCGCAACCGCGCTTGCCTTCGCCTTCGGCATCGAGGAGCAGGAGGACTATCGTCCCAAGAGCCCTCGGCTGAACCGTCTCGCCCTCGTGAAAGGCCGCAAACATGGGTAGGAAGGTCACCCAAATCACCGGGACGTTGGAGATTGACCACGAGCGTGGAGTTGTCTACTTCCACTCGTCCATCTACGGCATGAAGAAAGGCGCGCTCCCGACCCCGCTGCGCATCTGTGGGCTTGGCACGATCGAGCACCCGCTGGGTGACAGGCAAATCGACGTAACCATTCGCGACAAGGAAGTGTGGGTGCAGAAGTAATGCGAACGATTGCGATGGACTCTACCATCCTGAACACGCTACAGAACTGCGGACGCAAGATGAAGATGGAGTTCATCGACAACTGGCGTCCAACTGAGAAGGCGGAGGCACTCGAAAAGGGTGACCTCCTCCACCAGATGTTCGCTCACTACTACCGCGGCAGGAGAGCGGGTCTGACCAAGAACGACCAGACGCACGCTGTCCTCATCGCGGAGGCAATGGCAAAGGCTCGGGACGCTTCAGTTCCGATGGCACTTTCTCAGGACACCGTGGAGGAGGATATCCGGCAGTTCAAGGAGAACATCCTCTACTGGCAGCGGGACGGGTGGACGGTCCTGGAGGTCGAGCAGTCGTTCTCCAAGGTCCTGTTCGAGCGCCCTGATACACCGGAGAAGGAGGGTCTGCGTATTCTCTACGAGGGAATCGTGGACCTGATCGTGGAGCACCCATCACCCCACGGCATTTACGTCGTGGACCATAAGTCAGCATCACGCCGGGGGAATCCTAGCAAGCTGTCAAACCAATTCATGGGCTACTGCTGGGCACTAGACATGAACCAAGTGATCATCAACAGGGTGGGATTCCAGAAAACCCTGTCTGCCGCTGAGAGGTTCCAGCGAATCTTCATCGGTTACGAAAGCCAACTCCTCAAGGAGTGGGTCCAGCAGGCAATCTACTGGGCACACGTTCTTGTGGGTTACATCGATAGAGATTACTTTCCACCGAATTTTACATCCTGTGACAAGTATGCTGGATGCATCTTCCAACAGGTGTGTGGCACGATTCCGCAGGTTCGTGACTTCAAGCTCACATCGTTCTTCTACCAAGGCGAACCGTGGAGCCCACATACCCGCGATAAGCATCTGAAGCAAGAAGAAGCTGAGGACTCCAATGGCGAGACGTAAATGGGACCACGAGGTTCATAAATACAACCAAGTAACCTTCGACAACCGGCAGGGTGGCGTGACCGTTATCTGGAGGTGTGTGCTCACGAACTGCCAGCACTACCTCGTCGGCCCAATGGTCATCGGCAAGCTGTGTCTCTGTAACCGCTGTGGCAAGGAGGAGTTCGAGATGCGAAGTGCGAACCTCCAGCAGAAGAAGCCACACTGTCTGGCCTGCACCAAGGCTTACAAGGGACGCAAGAAGAAGGCAGATATCTCCGTGGTCGCAGCCAACTTGGAAGCTCTCCTCAAGGTAGACTAGATGCCCAATACCTTCGACATCGTGCTCGGGGGCCGCATCATGGCCCTGTTCATTTCGGATAACGGGAACGGGAAAACTGTAGCAGCTGCGAGCTTCCCCGGTCCTATCAAGTTCTACGACTTCGACGGTCGTATGCAGCCTGTCAAGCTGTTCTTCCCCAACCGTCGAGACATTACCTACGACCTCGTGGGTGTGGAGGCGGTGCGCCCCTCGGGTGATTACCCCGGCTGCATCAGCTTCATGGACTTTGCGCGGGAGTTCGAGGGCTTGCAGGACAGATGCCCGTGGGCCACGGTCGTAGTGGACTCTATCACCGCGCTCACGGCGACGGCGGTAGGTTTCCAGCTCGGAATCAAGGCCCGAGAGGGGAAGGGCAAGAAGCTCTCCTCTGGGATACAAGTGCCTTCGTGGGATGAGTTCAACGGGGAAACATCTGTAGTGCAACAAATCTTAGATGTTGCCAAGATTCTCCCATGCAATGTCATCTTCACGGCGCACCCCGTCGATAAGAGCATCGACATGGGTGGAGGCGTTCTCAAGAAGGCCCGAAGCATCGCTGCCTATGGGACGAAAACACCGAGTCTCGTCCCCATCTACTTCAACGAGATTTACCAGTTCGGCGTTGAGCCACCAACAGGACCGAACCAGCCCACACAGCGGTTCATCTTGACTCAGCCGACTGGTAAAGACATGGCAAAAACAGCTCTGCCCCTGCCTCCCAGAATTGACATCACGAACAAGCCGCTATATCCCCTCCTTCAGGGGTTCTGCGCGGAACACAATGTCAAGTTGGAGGCAAAGGCAAAGACGGAAAGGAGTGCTCAGGAGGAACCGACGAACAAGTAGCAGGTCACAAGTCCCAACAACCAACAAGAGGTAAAAAGCAATGGCAATTCGGATGAACATCACCCCGACGGACGTCAAGTCGCAGAAGCTCGTGCGTCCGGGCTGGTATACCGCGGAAATCAAGGACGTCAAGGCGGAGCTCGCCTCGGACAAGCAGTCCTACAACACCCGCGTGGACGTCGAGGGCGTGGATGGCGACGCAGCGGGTGTCCCGATCCCGACCTGGTTCTCGGAGAAGTTCGCGCAGGGGGCCATCCCCTTCATCAAGGCCACCGGGGGCCGCGTGACGGAGGACGAGGGCGTCGACCCCGACTACGACTTCGAGCTCCAGATTGGCAAGAAGGTCATGATTCACGTCGTGACCAGCCGTGGCAAGACCGGGACCGACAAGCCGCGTAACCAGATTGACGACTGGGCGCCGGCGCAGACCGTGAACTCCTCGTCGCAGGTCGCATCGAGCGGCTTCGACAACTAGTCCAAGTTTGAGGGTGGGTCCGCACCGCAGTCGTAAGTTGACTGAGATAACCACCAGGGCGCCTCTAATTCCAGGAGTTACCGGCACCCACCCTCAATCGTGCTCCGAGCACTAGAGCTTACTCCCGTGGGCTCTAGGCTACCCAACCGTGTGGCCCCGAGCGGTGTCGGAGATTCGGGGCACGTTTTCGCGGTCCAGAGAGTGGTGCGCTGCTGAACGGCTGGCCTAAAAACCAATAAGACCACACAGTAGCAAGATCGCCAGAATCTCGACCTGTTGGACTTCCTGAGTAGACCCGGAAAGGCTCAAAAGGGTGACTTTCAACGGCTAGAGAGACCAACGGCTTCCACCTTGGGCCGCACTTAAGTTGACAACCGGAACAGGAGAAGGAAAGATGACCCATCAGACCGACATGGACCCGAAGGACGAGGAGATTCAGAAGGACATCGAGGAGGAGGAAATCGAGCGGGAGGACGAGGACGACGACGAAGATGACGACGACTTCGACGACGATGACCTCGACGAGGACGACAAGGACTAGGTAGCTTCGGGGCCGGGAGGGGGTAGTCCCCTCCCGGCTTTTTGCGAGGGACAATGAAGATAGCTATCGAGAGTATTCAGTTCAAACCGACTCAAGAGGCAGACGAAGCCAAGGCCAAAGAACTCAAGGACAACATCGACGGCATCGCAGACTCTATCAGAGAGCTTGGCCTCTCTCATCCCGTCATCGTGCGCCCCGGAACCGATGGTCACTACATCTTGGTCTCCGGAGAGAAGCGCATTCGAGCCGCGCAAGAGCTGAAGTGGACGGAGATTGAAGCGGAGGTCCGAGATGTCACAGAAGTCCAAGGCAAAATCATCCAGACGCACGAGAACCTCAAACGCTATAACCTCCCCTGGTGGGAGTCTGCTGAGCTCGTTCAAACGCTCCATCGATACCGACAAGAGGAACATGGAGAAACGCAGGTCGGACGCCCCAAGAAAGACGAAGCCAAGACAGGTTGGGGAATTCGAGACACAGCTCGTGAGCTTGGCCTCGCACTTGGACCTGTTGCAGAGGACCTCCAACTCGCTCGCGCGGTGCGCCTTGACCCTTCTCTCCGAAACATCAAGGACAAAAGAACTGCTGTCCGACTCGTTAAGATTGCTGCGAGGCGACATGAAGCCGAAGAAGAGGCGGGGCTCTCAGAGGACATCGGACTCGAAGTAAATCAAGCCTACTTCGGGGACGCCGCGATGATACTGTCGAAGTTCCCTGCGGGCTCCTGCGACCACTGTATCACCGACCCGCCGTGGATCAACTTCTTCGACCAGAGCCTCACTCTGGACCAGCGCACCCTGCCGGTATTCAAGGAGCTATTCCGGGTTCTCCGGCTCCAGGGATTCCTCTACATCTTCTGTGGGCTCGACGACTACTCGTATTACTGTGGTTACGACCGCCGCGATACAAAGCCCAACGAGGAAGGCGAGTTCCCTATCCTGCACACGTGGGGTGAGCTGGAGAAGATTGGCTTCAACGTTTCCAAGACTCCCCTCATCTGGCACAAGACCAACACGCTCTCCCGCCGTGGGATGAAGTCCTGGGAATACGACCGAGACTTCGAGTTCATCATCGTCGCCACCAAGGGGAATCCGGCGCTCGTCTCCTCCACCTCTGTCTCTGGGATCAAGAAGTTCCCTGTCGTCCCCGCGCGCAACATGGTTCACCCGAATGAGAAGCCTATAGACCTCATATCGGATATCATCAGCGACTGTTCTTACGAGGGGAACATCATCGTCGACCCGTTTGGAGGCTCCTTCGTCACCGCGGAGGCATGTAAGAAAGCGAAGCGGCGATTCGTCATCTGCGAGAAAGAGAAGAAGTTCTACGAGGCGGGAAGAAAGAGGCTGAAAATCTAATGCGTCCCAACATATTCGTTTACATCTCCGGTCCCATCACTTCAAGACATGGCTATCTAGTTGAGGAGAGTGTTGCAGAAGCATTGAAGGTTTTCCTCCAGCTTACGAGCGAGGGAATCCTGAGCTTCTGCCCACACTTGACCGCAGCTTTCCCAAGCGCACACGCTAAGGTGTCATATAACACCAGGATGGATTACGACCTCGCGATGATAGACCACTGCACTCACATCCTTATGCTCCCTCGTTGGCGTGAGAGCGATGGGGCTATCAAGGAGCTGAACTACGGTGCCTTCCACAAGAAGGAAATCCACTACAGTTTCGAGGAGTTGCTGGAGAGCCTCAAGGAGGAGTAGATGTCCCTCGGACAAAGGGTCGAGGGGCGTGGTCCGTATGATGCTAAGATAGTAATCGTCGGAGAAGCCCCCGGCAAGGACGAAGAAGAAGCGGGTGAGCCATTCGTAGGTCAATCTGGCCGCCTGCTGAACAGTATGCTTTTGGAGGCGGGAATCCGGAGGTCTGACTGCTACGTCACCAACGTGGTGAAATACCGACCTCCCATGAACAATCTCAAGCGCCTCCCAGAGATTGGCCACACAATCGACGAGGGCATCCCGCAGCTTTGGCAGGAGATAGGACAGATAAACCCCAATGTAATACTGGCACTTGGCAACCTCTCGCTCAGAATCCTGACGGGCAAAGGCTCTGGAGTATCCGGTATCCTGAAATACCGTGGCTCTATCCTCCCGTCCATGAACCTCGACTGCAAGGTCATCCCCACCATACATCCGGCTGCTTTCCTTCACGCTGAGGGAGGCACTACGGGTGCTATGAAGTATCAGATGCGTCATGTCGTTCGGTTCGATATGATACGTCTGAAAGAACAGAGTCTTTTCAAGAAGTATTCTCCTCCTCAGCGTAACCTAGAAATCTGTCGGAGCCCGATTACACTCCAGCGATTCCTAGACCTCTACAAAGATTCGCGCACCGTTTCCGTAGACATCGAGACCCTCTACGGGATTCCCATCTGTATCGCGCTCGCCTTCAACCGCTGGCATGGCCTCTCTGTCCCACTGCTCGACATTATGTCATGGCAGAATGCGGAAGGGATATCGAAGGTTGAACTGTCGGCAATCTGGTCGATGCTGGCGGCCCTATTCAAGCGCCCAGAGATTAGGGTCATCGGTCAGAACTTCAAGTTCGATCACAGCAAGCTCCAGGACATCTGCGGCATCCACATCGAGAACGTCTACTGCGACAACATGATGCTCGCACACGCGCTGCATTGTGAGTTCGAGAAGAGCCAGGGATTCCTTGCATCCCTCTACACGGAGGAGCCATATTACAAGGACGAAGGCCGCGAGTTCAACTGGAAGAAAGACAAGATCGACAGGCTTCTGCTCTACAACGCTAAGGATGCAGTCGTAGCCTTCGAGATTTACGAGAACCTAACTGAGGCTGGCCGAGAGCTGAACGTTCCTGGGTTCCCGAACTGGCTGGACGACTTCTTCTTCGGCTACGTGATGAAGCTCCATAACTTCTACAAGGACATGGAGGAGGTAGGTTTACGGGTCGATGAGGACAGGAGGCACGAGTTAACGGAGGAGTATAAGATCCGAATCGGGGAGGCTCAGCTCCGCTTGAATGAGATAGCCGGGTGGGACTGCAATGCTAACGCCCCGAAACAGGTCGCGCTCCTACTCTATAAGCAGTTCGGACTCCCGCTCAGGAAGGGTGTAGACGAGGATACGCTCGTTGCATTGGAGGCTAATTCGGCAAAAGCTCCAGAGCAGAAGCGCGCGATTGAGCTAATCCTCCTTATCCGTGGGCTACGCAAAGCCAAGGGAACCTACTTCGAGGCCAAGCCAGACTTCGATGGCAGGATGCGAACCTCCATCCGTATCTGTGGTGCTGAGACGGGGCGCACAAGTAACTCCATCCTGAAGCCCCCTCTCAGGCCGTCCAAGATGGGCCTCGCTTTCCAGACCATGACGAAGCACGGCGATGTAGGGTCCGAGCTACGCTCCTACTTCGTCGCAGACCCAGGCTACTCTCTCGTAGAGATGGACCTCTCACAAGCCGAGGCGCGCATCGTAGCTCTACTGGGGAACGATGAGAAAACTCTCAAGCTCTTTGCGGATAAGGTTGACATTCACAAGCTCACCGCCAGTTGGATCTTTGGAACCCCACCTGACAAAATCACTACAGAGCTTAGGTTTATCGGTAAGACCACTCGGCACGCTGGCAACTATGACATGGGCAAGCGCAGGCTCATGCAAATTGTCAATACTGATGCCAAAAAGTTTAAGATTGGTATCAGTATATCAGAGTGGAAAGGGGGACAGATCCTCGAAAAGTTCCATAACTTCTGTCCTAGTATCCGAAAAATCTTCCATCATGAAATCAGGGAGGCGCTCGACAAAAATGATCGTGTCCTTGTTAGTCCATTCGGAAGATACCGAAAGTTCTTCGACCGATGGGGAGAGGACCTCTTTAGAGAAGCCTACTCGCATATTCCACAGTCCACAGTTCCCGACCATCTACGACAGGCCGGACTACGAGCTCTGGAGCGATTTCGAGAGGACAAGGTCCTACCTTATTTCATTGGCGGGAAAACACCCTATGCCATCGAAGCTCATGACGCTTTCCTTGGACTTGTTCCCAATGAATATGTCCATCGTTACGTCCAAATTCTGAACGAGGAGATGTGCCGTCCGATCGACTTCCGGAACTGCACACTTTCCAGAGGTCTACTAGTCATTCCGGCGGAAGCCAAGGTCGGGAAGAACTACAAGGAGTGTAAGGTCAAGGGGTGCTATACTTGTAACGGGATGCACGACTACAGGATCGCAGCATGACGTGGATAGAGCATCTCCTCAAGATAACGAAGGAGAGCGAGAGCCCAAGGAAGTATTACTATTGGGCTGGTCTGACCGCGATTGCTGGTGTAGTGAAGAACAACGTCTACCTAGACAAGTTCTACTACAAGTTGTATCCGAACATCTACGTGCTCCTCATCGGGAAGTCGGGAATAAGAAAGGGACCACCTGTAGCTCTGGCTAAGCGGCTCGTTAGTGAGGTGAACAACACGAGGGTCATCTCAGGCCGTGCTTCGATTCAGGCCGTTATCACAGAGCTCAGAACCGCGCGCACGTTTGACAATGGAGGCCCGCCACTTACCGATGCGGTCGGCTTCCTAACGACCTCGGAGTTCGCCGCGTTCATCATCCAGGACCTTCAGGCCCTCACCATCCTGACGGACCTGTATGACGGCGACTATAATCCAGAGTGGGTTAACTTAACGAAAGGCTCAGGATCTGAAAAGCTAAAGAATCCCTGCATCACCATGATAGGCGCATCGAATGAGGTCCACTTTAGGGACGCAGTTCCAGACAATGCTCTCGGAGGAGGCTTCGTCGCACGGACGTTCATCATCCATGCTGACCGGAAATCTACAGTCAACTCCTTGACCAGCGCACCTAAAGAGGCCGTCTCTATCCCACACCTTGCGGAGTATCTCAAAGTGCTCTCCAAGCTGCGGGGTCAGTTTAGTTTCTCGGAGGGCGGTAAGGCGCTATACGACCAGTGGTATGGTGACTTCAGCGAGCAGGACTACAGCGACACGACAGGCACAATCGAGCGCCTCCACGACCACATCCTGAAGGCGTCAATGCTCATCTCGCTCTCTAGGAAAACCGACTTGGTCCTGGAGGAGCAGGATATTAGGGAGGCTATTCTCGCCTGTCAGGACTTCGTTCCGGGCGCGCGTCGGGTGAGTATGGGAGGTGGGCAATCTGCATCTGCTCCGGGAACTGCGGTGTTCCTGCGGGAGATGCTATCGAGAAAGGAGGAAGGATACACGATGAGTCGAGTCGCCATGCTCCAGAAACATTGGAGCTATTTTGATTCTTTCGAGCTAGATAGGATAGCAGAGAGCTTGGAGAACCAGAAGGCGATTACCTCAAAGCTACAGGACAAGGGACACGGGCGGGAACTCTACTATACGCTCAGCGAGAAGGTCGTTGAGAACTATTCGAAGATGAACAAGGATTAGCTATGCACCACACGATTGAACTGCACGACAAGGATGACCTGATCGTTCACTCGGCTCGAATCAAAACGGAATTCGATGTATCACCGATACTGATTGGCTGGGGTGGAAAGACTTACGTCTATACTGCGACGACCGACTCCCACCCCAGCACAGACACCTCCGTGGTCAACGTCTACCACGAGGTAACAGTGTTCGAGCTCACCGGCGACTAGGGACCGTTCTCCCGCGAGGTTTAGCCGCCCGATTCGCGCGCTTCTCGCGCTCTGATTGCTTCTGCTGACCACCTTCATTGAACATGGTCATGAACGAGGGTGCAGAGAACGGATGGAGGGGGTCTCCTAGGGACTTTTGGAGACTCCACTCCGGTATGGGGGAGAGACCCTGCAATGCTCTGGTCCCTGCCGTGGTCCCTGCTCCAACCAAGAATGGGAGAGTGTATGGCCCTAGGAGTGCAGCAGTTAGCGCCAGCACCCTGGGGTCATCACTCGACATTCCTACTCCTGCACCAGCAGCACCCGCACCCAACGACATCAGGGGATGATCCCCCATTGTTTTCGCACCACCCTGTAACACGTTGAATGGGGTTCTGCGGAACGGCACAAGGTAGTCAAGAACCGGGCTAGTCTTACCCTTCAGCCCCCACTGTGGGTCTGTGAGGAGGAGACGTTTGGCTTCAGCCTTGGTAAGACCAGACCTGATTAGCGACTCGGTAGCCATGTGGTCAGCCGCACCCATCGTCCTCGTAATGGGATTGTATTTCCCGAAGTTCGCGGCTCCCGCAATCGCTGGATTCGCGCCCGATTTCCAGCCCTTCTTGAACTCTCCTACGTTCGCCTTGAGGTTGAAAAGTTCCTTAGCTGGCGATAGACTCGCCTTCAGGCTCTTTCCTGCTGCCAGGTTCTCTGCCACCGCAACCCCGTGAGACCCTACGTTCCCAAGGACTGACTTCGGCAGAGCCCACCCAGAGAGCATGGAGGCAATCCGGAGCTGGTTCGCTACATCACCAAGAGTTTTAACTCCCTCCTTGCCCTTCTTCCCCCACTGTTTGAGTTGAGCCTTGCTTGGGAGGCGGACAGCACCGCGCTCGTTATCAGCCCACCATTCGTCACTGCCCTCGACGGGACCAAGACGCGCGCTCTCCGCTTGCTCCGCCTCAATAGTTCGCAGTTCAGCATCGGTTGGACGTGCCTCTCTGGGGCGAGGAGCTTCGGCTTCGGATGCAAGCGCACGTCGACTCGGAGCATTGTCAGGTGTCATGCCAGGAGGCAGATTTTCAGGAGGAGCCGCCTGAGCACGCTGAGAACTCCCTCTCCCCGCTCTGAACTCCTCAGCGGCTCTTAGCCGCTCCTCCAGGGCTGGCCGATTTCGCTGCCACTGGTTCTCCCAGGATCGACGAGAAAATGGAGAGGCTCGAACATTCTCCACACTCACACCTAGGCGGTCCAGATATGATTCAAGCTCAGGGTCCATTGCGTTGCTGGCTTGTGCTGCTGATGTGGTTTCATGCCTCTCGATAGTTCTCCAGTCATCGAGGCTTCTGCGATCAAGTGGGTCAAGACGACCTTCCCGCTCCATCGCCTCGAACTGTCCAATCATGTGCCGCCGGTAGGCCGGGTCTCCTACGACATCAGGTTCACGCTCAACTGCCGCCATGACATCCTGTGGCACATTGGAGTGGTCATACATTCGACGTGTTCGATGGTCGAGGGAGTCAACCCACGCCTGGAAATCCTCGTCTGGCAAAGTTCCAGATGACTCCCAATTACTGCTAGCACCTGGGCCTGGAGGTCTGGACCCGGAAGCATTTCGTCTGGCCTCCTCAGCCCCACGGATAGCATCCTCTATGGCAGCCTCATTTGCCAGCTCCGCCTCGGTTTTGACGGGCTTGGGTTTCGTGATCTTTTCCATCCGCTTTGCCACATCTTTTGGCATCTCAGATGGATAGGGCTTGTATATCTGCTCGTCGGAGAGGCCAGCGATATTGCCAAATGACCCCTCGTAACCATGAGCTCCTGGGCTTTCCGGTCTAGCACCCATTGACTCATATACAGGGCGCGCATCCGTAAGAGGGCTACCGACGACCTCTTTGGCACCCTGCCCTAATCCCCACTTCTGAAGGCCCTTGATAAGCCTCCTACCCTCACCAGGAATTATGCTCCCAAGGAAGGGGATCTTGAGTGCGGGCTGTCCCTCCTTCGTGGTCATACGCCCTGAAATCGCAGAGGAAATACCACCGGGTGCCTTAGGGTCCTCACCATAGAGGAACTTTGTCTTAGGCTCACCTGCCCAAGGTGTATACGACCTCCTACTAGCATCGTCAGATATGACGTTTTGTATCATCTCCAGGGACCGTATTTCCCTAGCGATGCGCTCCCTTGCCTGCGGGCTCATGCCAGTCGTATCCTGCTCGTAGGCTCGGGTAATTGCGTCTCCTATCGCCTTACGACGATCCTCTAGTGAGTAGTCGGTGGTGTCAATCTCACCCCACGGCTTGTCGATATTCGTTCCGATAGCTCCCTGCTCGCCAGTGGTCTTGGTCGTAGCCTGGAGGTGAGGATTTGCCTTACGGAACTCCAGCTCTGCGAGAGCATGCTGATTACCACGCTTCGCTAGACTCTCCAAGGTCGCGGTCGGAGACTTCTCGAATGGGCGGCTTTTCGCAGCCCCAGCAGTTTTGGGAGCAGCTACCTTAGGAGGCGCTTCTACAGGAGGAGCAGCAGCAACAGGTCGCGCCCTTGAAGCTCTTGCCTTCTTAACAGGAGGCACCTCGACTACGGGAGCAGCAGCCTCCGCTACAGGACCGAGTTTGGGAGCAGAAGGAGCTACTGGTCCAATACCTGCCGGAGCAGCAGGTCTGCTAGCGAGGTATTCCGTCACCTCTTTGGGCGTCATCTGTGCGCGCTGTGCAGCCTCCTCCAGACCATACATATCCACCATCTCAGCCAAGCTCGTGGTGGTAGTAGGATTCTTGAGGCCAGTCGGAGTAAGGGTCCGTAGTCCCTTCCTCGGAGGCGCACTAACATCACCCAGACGGTTGACAGTGACATTCGTGGGGGTCTTAGCTCCCTTGTAACGCTCAGGAACTAGAGCCTCGAAAGCTTGTGTCGCAGGGTTCATCTGGGCCGCAGGAGTCCGTCCCATACCAGCCGAGACCGGCTTCGGGGCGAACTTCTCGACTACACCCAGAGGAGGCTCCTCGGGCAGGGCAATCCCCAGGTCCGGATGAGACGTGAGCACGCGCTCCGGGAACCTCCTGCTTGGCGAACCTTCACCAGCAGCCGGGAGGAGGTTCCTGGTGTATGGAGAGTCGATGACAGTAGGAGGCGGGGGCTGGGGAGCTGGCCTCTGTCCTCGTATGCTGAACCGACTTCTCCCATCCTGTTGTTCTACTACTCCCAGAACCGGGTTATCCGGGTGACCTACCCCAATGTCAGGGTGACCAACAAAGGGCTCACCGCCAGGAGTAGTCCCCCCAAATGGTGGGAGGGCTCTCGGGAATCTGGGGCTAGTTTGACCCGTGAGTTTGACTGGTCCCCTGTTCACCCGATCCTTGAGGTTCCCGACTGCATCGAGGGTCGCATTGAAGCCCTTACGTCCCGCATCACTCGCGGTTTCAATGACGCGCCCACCAACATTTGCGACCCCTGAAACGGTAGCTCCAGCCGCATCAGATACAGCAGCCGCTCCCATCCCCATTCTGGCCTTCCCAAATTTCGTTGGGAGGAGGGCCATAGCAGCCGTAGCACCGTAAGCTCCGGCACGCTCCCACGGGTCTTTCGTTTTCGACGCACTTTCGAATCCAGGGTCTACTGCTCTCCAGGGGGCATGTGCGAGGCTTCTAACCCCCTCATCCATACCCTCCCCACCAGCAGTAATGATGTCCTTGGCCGCCTGCCTCTCCTGATATGTAGCACCCGGCTTGAGCGCGTTCCACAGGTGCGGGACTGTAGCCTTAGCGGTATCCCCAACTTCTGTCAGGAGACCCAGCCCAGCCTCAGTAGCCCCTACGACAGTATGGCGCGCACCACGCTCGATGCCACCCAATTTGGTGTTACCGAGATAGTTTGCTCCAGCCTTGATACCCTCGATAGCCCTGGCATTCCTATCGCTCTGCTCTTTTGCGCGGACTGCGTCGTTGGCATAGGAGTCTCGAAGGAAACTCTTGACTCCCTCATTGGCATCTGAGTGAGTATCGAGAGGATGTGCAACCTTGCTCCCAAGGCTTGTTAGGTCAGACTTTAGGGCACCCACATCGAATGGGTTGTGCTGTTGGAACCAGCTCGGAGGCGGAGGCGGAGCAGGAGGAGCATCAGGGTCAGGTTCACCTCTGACAATTGCCCTTCGACGTGCAGCCGCTTTCACGTCATCCTTCGTCTCCTGATCCGCTAGGGCGCGCGATCGGGCAGCTGTTAGACGGTCGGAGAACATTCTTCCAGGCATGTTATCTCCTTACCCTGCTAGCCGCCTTGATTCGTGCCGCGCGTTCCTTGAGGAAGGCATCCCACGCTCCGGGCTGGTCCTTGAAGTCGTCAGGTCCGACAGGGTCTTGGGCGTAGACCCCACCCTTCATGATGCCACGCTTCCCGTAGAACTTGGCATAGTCTGGGTCTATCGAGAGCTCGTCATCTACCATCTTCGCGGCGGACGACTGTTCTCCGGCAGATACAAACTTACCACCACCGTTCTCCCGATTGGCGATGATGCTGGCGAGGTTCTCCAAATTCCCCTCGGAGTTGGCCTCGTTAACCTTGAGATTACCTCGGGAGACTTCCGTCTGGGCCTGAGCGTTTCTCAGTTGTCCCTCTGCAACATGGAGCTGGGCTTCCTGAATCGTCCTAGCAGGAATCACCTGACGGTCGCTGGGGTCGTTCTTGTTCGTAGCCAAGATTCCACCCTGCACCGGGGTATAGATGTAATCAGTTCGAGCACTCGCTTTTGCTCGGGCCTGATTAGCCTGCATATTGCCTTCAGCAATGTTGGTGTTCTTGTCCCGATTTGCGATTTCGTTCTGGACGTTCTGTTGCTGAAGCTGATACTTCTTGTAGTCCAAACCAGCGGCCTCAGCCGCCTTCAGACCTTCGAGCCTCAGCTTCATATCTTCACGTTCAAGGCCAGCCGACTCCTTGAGTCCACCGACCCGCTGTTGGTATTCCGTCATCGCACGGTCATACCCGCTATTGTTGATAGCCATCGCGGTTCGCACACCCTCAGCTGGGTCCTTCATTCCAGCCGAGAAGCCTGAGAGTCCCGCAGTGATTCTCGTGAGCCAGTTCGGCTTGTAGTCCTCGGCTTTCGGCTGATCAGCAATGGCGCTCTGATAAGCCGTAACTGCTGGGCCGCGCTCGTTTTGGAGACGCTGCATCTCCTTGTAGAACTGGGAGGTGTTATCCTCTACGACAGGCGTAATGGGCTCGTCGTCGGCCATGTTCGCGGAGAGGTCAAGATTCCCCCAACCTCCCTGTCCGATACCGATGTTGGGTCTTGGTTTCTCATCCATCGGCTGAGGCCGGGAGATATCCAAACCTCGGAACCCTCCCTGCCCAGGACCAATAGGAGACCTCCCAAGATTGGCATTGGCCCCCGCACCACCAAACATCGGGGAACCCTCCATGATACGCCGTTGACGTATCATTCCGATTGGGTCCTTATACATCTTGAGCCTCCGCAATTGCCTTACCGAGCAACATAAGGAGGCCCATGACATCCACGAGGGCGATGGTATGGCCGTCACCAACCCCGAAGATTTTCTTCATGTCCTGAGCCATTGGACCGATGTGTCGCTCGTGGTCGCCCTTGTAGGTCCACTTGTAGATGGGAAGCTGAGCGAACTGGTCGATAACATCATCCGTTGTTACCGGCTCGATGTTCTCCTTCAGGTTCATGTCGGATGCAGCCTTGGCAGCCTTGGCACCGACACCAATAGCTCCCAGACCAGTAGCCGCACCAGCGAAGGAACCTGCGAGAGTCCCAACCGTCGACGCCCAATCACGTTTCGGATTGTTCGCCATCCGTGCATCGTAGGTCGTCCCCTGCTGACCGTAAGTAAGATCCCGGTCCTTCAGGTTGTAACCCATATACATATCGGTCTCTGCGGGCGCTGTGCCGTAGAGCGAGGTCATCCCATGCAATCCAGCGAGGCGGTTATCGGCATTGAAACCAGCCGCCCATCGAGCGTTCGCATCGGCTTGAGCAGAACCAGCCGCCCCTCGTGCAGCAGCCGATTCCGCCATATCGTTGAGTCCAGACGTGCCGAACATCTTGCCCTTTTGGACAAGGTCCTGCATCCCAATCTCGTTACCACCACCTGCGCTGGATGCAGAGGTCCTGTTCTGAGCAATCGAGTTGAGCATCCCCGCTTCGGTGTTGGAGGCACCAGTTAGTCCGCTGAGCCGGTTCTGACTCATAAGACTCTGGAGTCCCTGCTCTGAGGAGGTCATCCCCTGAGCACCCCATTGCCGGCCCTTGTTCACCTGGTCAGTGATACCAAGTTCAGCATTGAGGGAAGCATCTGCACCTGCGCCAGCAGCCTGCCTCGACAACCTGGAGGCAAGTGCAGCCTGCCCTGGACCATACCCGCCCTGAACGGTAGCCCCACGAGCCGCATCCGCCTTCATCTGGCTGTAGAATCCGGGAATCGTGGAGGTCGCGCGCGAGCGGATATTACCCCTATCCTGCTCCGATAGTCCACCAGTTTTGGAGAACTCGTCGTAGACTCCACCACCTCGGATTCGGGCCTGAGCAGCGTCGTCTACTCCCCCGGTCTTGGCGATGTCCTTGAAGCCTTGGATGTTCTGGTCCATGGAGGCCATCCGCTCGGGAGACCATCCACCAGACCCACCAATATCCAAGAGATTACCTTGGAACTGGTTGAAACGTCCCTGGTCTACACCCCCACCACCCATGAAGTTTCGGTAGGAGGATTCTACGTCCCCGAATCTCGGGTCATCACCCCCACCGCCTCCTCCACCACCGCCACCACCAATCCCCATAGCAGCAGGATTGAAGTCGTATTTCCCGCTAGCGAAGTCGTTGTAGCCCCCGTATTGCACACCATACATGTCGGAGGCGCGCTGAGTAGAACCTGCGATACCGGCATTTGCTGTGTTCGCAAATTGCTGGTGCTCGGTAGTCGCAGCCGTCCGGTCGGTGTCGATCATCGAGTTGGTCTTTTTGCCTTCTTTATTTCCACCCAAATTACACCTTCCTTAACAGAAGCTCTCCAGGTTCCTCGACTAACTCAAATCCGAAGTGTTTGGAAATTAAGGAGGCAAACGCCGGGTCTTTGATGAAGGAGTATATATCTTCCAGACCAGCGAGATTCGCACCTCGTATGGCCTCAAGCATGAGCATCTTTAGGGCGGCAACTTTGGCCCTCGGAGGCGCGTCGTGGTCAAGAATGAACATGGCTTCAGCGAACATCTTGACTTGACCATATGCCACCACTTTGTCATTTTCGTCGACAACTACCGCGTCGATGACTGCGTTATTTCGATTCGGGACTGAAAAATCTCTCGAATGAAACGCCTGCCAGATGCGGTCGATCTCGAGGATATCCGACTCCTGGAAAGGTCTGATCCTCATCGCGGTCGGTAAATCCTAACTTCGGAGGTTTCATCATGGAACGTGGCAACAGGGGAGAAGTGGTTTGGTTCCCAGTCCTCCCACGGCTCGTATGAGCAGATTATCAGGTATTTCGTATGGTCCCGTAGGTAGCGAAGGAGGAGGTCTGCCTTACCCGACGGCACCTCCCTGAACCTATTGACCGATATGAAAACTACCTGGTATCCCTTGGCTATAATATCTTCCCGCTCGAAGATATTACCCTGGGTGATATTGGAACCAATCCGCTCCTTAGCTCTCCGGGCGCGCACCGGGTCCATCTCGATGCCATGCGGGATTAGGTGAGGATTGGCCTGGGTAATCTGCTCCAGAAGCGCACCATTCCCACACCCCAGATCGAGAATTCTGCCAGAGTCCAGAAGGACGTGAGAAAGCGTGCCTAGGACGAGGTTATGAGCCTGCCGCATCGCACCGTAGGAGGCAAACCCATTGTCCGTCCACGTATCACGAATCCCGTCCAGCATGCTCGTTTTCATAACACGATTCAGCTCGATAGGTTCGGCAAGGGCGTCGGTGGAGTAGATAATCTTGAGGGCCGGAGTCGTAGTTATCGCAACACCGTGGAGCGAGGACCATTGGAGAGACCAACTGAGGATCTGCTCCAACCACCGCATCTCAACCCCGTATCCCATCTTGCATCCGTGCTGTATGATTTCCGCCGCAACCCTCGCAGTCTCAGAGCAGGCGAAACTACAGGGGAGATGGAATACTGGGCGAATCCCAAGGTGGCGCAAAAGGATATTGCAGGTTGGAGGTCCAGTGTCAGGCCCATTCTGAAGCATTGGGACCGTCAAATCGCGCCAACCCAAATCAGTCCAATACTTCAGGAAGAACTCGGTGCAGCACTCGGGATAACCAAGCATTTCCCCGATCTTCCGCTGGTCGCTATCCTGCCACGCAAGCAAGAACTCCTTAGGCTTCTCGCCCATATAGACGCGATACTGCCATGGTCTCCCTTGGATAACTGGGACCGAGGCATTACCGTATACCGGGCTCATCCCCTCCTGCTGTATGATCGCGAACTCGATGTGAGCGTGATGACAGTAGGCTTGGAAATCGAGAAGGTTCTCAGGCTTGATGGATTGCAGGGCACCTCGCCTGGTAACTCCTACGGTCGACCGCTCAATCTGCAGCCAAGCATAGGCAATGTCACGAATCTTGCCCTCCCAGCTCTCACGATGCTTAGCCGAGGCCCAGACGACGCGCGTAAACTCCGGAAGCTTAAATTCGAGGCGGTTCATTGATTAAGACTCCTGGGATTCCACCCTCATAAATTTTGTCACTATCGGCATGCACGTCACCGTGAGGCGCATCTCCATGGGAATCCCCGTGAGGGCTATCTCCATGTGGGGCATCTCCGTGCTGTGCGTCCCCCGACCACATCTGAACATACGCGCGCTCTATCTCACCCTTTATGTCGGTTCGTAGAACTTCCCGACCTTCTCCGATGAGGTCTTGCTCGATTCGTTCAAAGAGCTCATACCAAGTTCGACAGTCTGCCGTTCGATTACGCCAATCGCCCTCAATCGCCGTGCCTGGACATTGCCCTTTGCAGAAGATGAAATAGGTGCATCCTCTACACCCTCCGACCTCCTGAGGGGTTTCCCGTAGTAAGAGGTATCTCTCGAACCCGGGTGTGTCTCCCTTAAGCCAGTTGACCCCATCCTTGTTGGTTCTTCCACAGTTAGACATTGTGCCATCCGGAGAAATACCTTGGACAGCCGCCGTCGTAGCCGGGTCACAATGGTTCCAAACACATGAGACATTTGGGTGTCTTTCTGTGAGAAGCTTCCTGATGTCGGTAAACGGTTCGATATAGAGTTTAGAGGTCCGTGACCACTGATAAAGAGCTAGAAAGGCTTGCGTGTTCTCCTCGTCCGTAAGTCTTTCTCGACCTTTCTCAACCTCTAAAATATGGAAATTGACATACTTAACTCCCATATGAGCGACGCCGTCTAGCCAGTCGGTGAGCAGCTTCAGGCGCTCAGGAGAGGAGTTCTCTCTATGAATCGTGACAATCAAAGACGGAGGCATATTAACTATACACAGGTCTCTAATCGCCCCGAGGGTAGCTCTAGTCTGGTCAATGGTAGAACGTAGGGAGTTCAGGACTCCAGGACCGTCTACAGAAATCCCAACCTGAACCTTATACTTCTTGAACAGCTCGATAATAGGCCAGGTTATAAGAGTCCCATTGGTCTGTATACTGTTAGTGCCGAAGTGTTCTAGACCCAGCTGCCAAACCTCCTCAAGATGCTCAATAGGAGCAAGAAGAGGCTCGCCTCCAAATACAGTAAATCCTCCCGAGTTAACCAGCTTCTCACGAACTTTTGGCCAGTTTCTTGGGACGTTAATATTACCTGCATCCCGCATCGGGTCTTGATAGCAGTAGGAGCAAGAAAGATTGCACGCGATTCCAACGGGAAGATACTCAGTAGTCATGGTCCAATATAAGTCGGATCGTCGTTATGAGGCACATCACCATGTAACGCGTCGGTATGGTCCTGATGAGGCTGGTTTACTCCGGGAACATCCCCATGTGAGTCACCATGAGCGCCATCGGTATGGGTGTCTGAGTGGCCTGAATCCCCATGACTCGAATCATTATGCGAGTCACTATGTGGTGAGTCGACATGCGCCTGATCCGAATGTGGAGTATCGGTATGGCTATCGGTATGACCACTATTACTGCCAGGACTCTGGTCGTAGTGCTGATCTAGATGATGGCCGTCTGTTCCATCGTTAAAGGTCAAATAGCCATCGAAGTGGCTAGCAGTATCCCAAATGTCGTAATGATCCATGTAGTATGGAGCATCACCATGTCCTGCATCAGAGTGTGGTGTATCTACGTGTGAGTCGTTATGATAATCGTCGTGAGGCGCATCGCTGTGCTGATCCCCATGAGTGCCGTCGGTGTGAGCATCTGAGTGGCCACCATCTTGGTGAGGGACATCTACGTGCGAGGCCCCACCACCGCCATCCTGGTGTGCAACGTCCCCATGTGCGTAATAGCGGCCTGCTCTGGGACTATTGCTACCCCAGAGAAAGAACATTTGGTCTACCCAGATAGCACCGGGCTGAGGCCCAATCAGGTCCGTAAATGGTCCCCACTGAAGAACGTATCGTATAGTCCCTGCTTGATTGATATAGCAAAAGTATTGGCCGTCAACCCAGACAGAGCCCGGCACAATAGAGCCAACAGGGATGGAAACCCCATAGGCTCCAGTGCATCTCCACTCTACGCCATCTTGGCCGACGTAGTGGAAATACTCGCCGTGAATCCAGATTGAGCCGGGTGTCTTAGCCATTATGCAGGGACAAAAGCGCCAGCGCCAACAGGGATAACAAGTCCTGTGTAGACGAACACACCCATGTCACCACGGACGATAAGCCCTAGTTTGCTCCCAGCTGCGTTTCTTACGTAAAGGGCATTCTCACTCGTGAGCCCGGAGCAGGCTGATATCATTAGGCCGTGGTTGGGACCGTTAATCAAGGTAGTCCATTGCCCTGCACCACCGTTGATAGTGACTGGAATGCTACTGCTCACAGACTGGAACGTAAATCCCGAGCCTGCGTAATAGGCAGAGCCATCGTAGGAACAATTCCGTATCACGTTAGCCTGAACAATCCCGCCCGTAACACTGATGTTGTTCGAGTTCTGATACGCCATCGAGCCCAGTCCCAGCTGTGGGATTAGGGCCGAAATGCTCGTAACACCAGTTCCTCCTCCAGCCGGAGAAAGAACTATGTCTCCAAACGCGCCACCATTCCACTCCTGAAACTTAGCAGGAGAGCGTAGTAGGCGAATACCTTGATAGGGCGGACTCGATGGCATGTTAGCCATCAGAGTCATTGAGTCGACATCACGATTCTTCACCTCGTCAACAAAGTTGACGTAGTTACTTGTGAGTGTCGGAAGATTCCAATTTGCCATTTTCGGTTCTCAGCTTCGTTATCTCGGCGCTCATGTCCTGAATCTGCTTCTGATCCCTTTGCGCCTGCATGAAGGTCTTGCGCCGAACGACTTCGAGTTCCCCGATAATGGTGTAGAGCTCGTCGAGGGTCAGTTCCAGTTTCGGCTGATAAGATTGATCCATTACTTCTCCAGTTCGCGCACGCGCGCAGACAGTTCCTGAATGGCTTTCGTTAGAATCGGGACGAAACCTGCGTAGTTCAGTCCGCTAGGTCCATTCTCAGGCTTATCCAAGGCTGCGAAAGGCTTACCTTCTAGGACCTCTTCAACATCCTGAGTCATGAAACCAATACGGCCCTCTTTAGGATCGTCTTTGTATTTGAACTCCTTGGCCTTGAGCTTCTCTACGAAGTCTAGACCAAGCTCACTGTCCCTAATATCTTCCTTCGTATCGGCGTCGGAGGTCTGAATCGTCCCACTGACAGCGTAGACAGCCGCCCACCGATATGCTGGATGGCCTGCGTTAATTTGACCGTCTTGTCCAGCGAAGAAAGCCTGATATCCTGGGCCGCGCCAGTAGAACTGGTATGATGGAACATCTATGCGAAGTCCAACACCAGACTCGTTCCAAAGGGTTACGCCACCCCACGCACCGATAACCACGTTAGTGCCTGTCAGACATATACTACCAGCACTCGCTACGAGGTTGAGATACTGTGGCGCAACAAGAGAAGCCCATGTGCTACCATCCCAAGCAATATAAGGACCAGAGCCACTTATGAATCGAACAGCCTGGCTGTTATTAGCAACATTGATATTGACGTTCCCACCACCATTTAGATTTGTCGTGGCACCGTCATACGTGAGGTATGCAGCTCCGTATACCGCGCTCCAATACAGCGGACCTTGTGAGACAGTAGCTCCGATAGAGCGCAGCTCACCCTTTACAGAAACGTTTCCTGAATGGTCAAGTCTTATTCCTTGGAACCAATCGCCATCGCCACTAGGAGAGTTAGTCCCAGCATCATTCGTTGGACAGATGTCAAGATACTGCTGGTAATTTATGATACAAAAAGCTTGCTTACCCGCTGGTTCCGTTGGGACTTTGAAAACACGACGAACGAAAGTATTGGCTTGATAAAAATTGTCACTAGCAGTAAAGACGTTGGTCGCAGCCAACATCGCAACGCCGGGAATCGACCCCTCTGTTATGATGGAGGCACTGAGAGGCAGAGGAGTCCAAGAGCCACCATTATCAGTGCTCTTCTCGAAGATATGTGTGTTCTGATTCCACCTCTGCCACATTAGACGATACCCCGAGCTTTCCAGTCAACCTGCTTGCTTACTCGGTTTCCTGTTGAGTCAAAGACATAGACCTTGAAGAACTTTGGGTCCGGAATATCTACAAAGTCGAAGATAACGTAATACGGCTCAGTGATACTCTGAGTTGAGCAGGTAATACTCTCGATGTCCTTGAACTCTTTCGTGAAGTTTACCTGAGTCCCACCGGCATCAAGGTAATTTGCAAGGACCGAGCCCCCATCATTCTCACGTTTGACGTCGAGGGAGAAGGTCAGGCCATAGAGCTCTAGGAGCGCAGCATCGCTACTGCCAACGAACTCTAATCGAACCTTCAGGAACCTCATCGTCGGGATGAAGAGGCTAGCACCTGCGATAAATGGCGTGTAGGTAACGTTATCCGTGGAGCTAGCAAGTTTGATGGTTACAGTTGTATTAGGAGCATGGATATACTGATTATAAGTAATGGTCGCGATGGTGTTCTGAATAACTGCGCCGTAGTCTACGACTTCCTCGTAAGAGCCAGTTGTGACACCGGGCTGGATGTAAATCGGGTAATGAGCGTTTAGCTGGTCCTGTATCGTATTCCAGCTACGAGAAACGAAGTGCTCCTGCCAGGTCTGATCCGCCCAGCAACAGAGGAGGCTAGGACTACTAGTCCTTATAACGTTAACCCGTGTCCCCATCAAGTTGGAGACTCTGGTATCCTGGAGAGAGTAATCGGGAGGAGTATTGACCTCAACCGTTACCTCCGCCCGAGGCCCACGGTTCCCCGCTACATCGACAGGAGTAACTCCGTAGGTATAAAAGCCAGCGACGTTCTCGAAGAAGGAGAAGAAGGTTGCGTCAACGTTACCAGCCCAAACCCCGCTACGGTCTATCGCGTAGTGCAAGATACGGAATGTAGTCGCCGGTATGGGCCACCCGAGGAGCACGTTGTTGTCAATTACGCGCACTGTGACGGTAATAGAGCCAAGCTCAGGGACAACCACGACAAGCGAATTGGAGTCGGTGGAGGCTTCTCCCGCACCATTCAGGGTCTTAATTAGATAGGTATGGGTCCCAACCGTAACCGGATCGATATCAGCCTGAAGCGAGTTCGTCCGGAACATGAAGGTCGCAGTATCCCAGCTCGACCCGTTCCTAACCTCATACGAGGAGGCACCAAGGATTTCGTTCCAAAAGAACCTAACGGTGAGGGGCGTGAATATGAAGTTAAAGAGACTAGGCGCCTCAAGGATTGGAACAACAGTAGGAGGCCTCTGAGACTCAAGAACAAGAGGAAATACCTCCTCCTGAACGGTCATCAAGCCCCTATTCAGCTGTGAGAGAATCTGGTAAAGGCGCGCATCCGAGAGCTGAATGCCCTGGATTAACGCCTCTACGTCTGTGTGCTCAGTAGCCATTATTCAGGCCGTGTCGCCCAAAGTTGCTTGTAGAACAGGGAAAGGTGCGTAAGGGAGAAATACTCGTTCGCCCCTATCATCCGCAGCTTCATTGAGCACCGCTCAGAAGTGAAGTTCCAGCCCCGATACATCGGCCTTCCTGGGACCAGATTCAGGATGAGGTCAGGAACATTCACCACCTGAGCGTCATCAATACTGGAAAGAGAAATCTTCAGGTTCCCAGCACCGCGAAGTCTCATACGAGCCCCGCAGAAGTGGTAAACCGGCCAATCATCATCCTGCGGTAGAAACGGAAACTCAATCCAGTTATCTATCGCGAGGCCAGTATCGAGGTGAGTGCCCTCATTCAGAGCCAGAACGTTAGGCGCTACGGAGGAGCCAAACTTCATCAGAGAGTCTTTGTCAGTCCCCACGTCGACTACGATAGTAGAGGGAGGATTGGGGAACTTCCAGAGCGTAAACTTCACGCTATCCAAAGCTAACCCATCCTGCCAGTCCCCCACGATCAAATGAGAGCACTCAGTAGCATTGTCGAGAGGCACCGTAACGTAAACTCGCGCCTTTATGGGATCGACCGCGACCTCGACCTTGTGGAACTGGGCCTTGTTTATCCGGTCCCAAATGTCCGAGATGTTGAAGGTGATTTCGGTATCGGAGAAGGTTCCAACATAGAGCTGTAGACCTGCTCGGTCTGCGATAAACGCTCTATCTCGCACGTCCTCTCCAAAGTCGAGAATCTTACCTACACCGTGGCACTCGGTCCCCACGGATTTATCAAGTGCGTTTACCTCCCAAAGGGCCGCGCTATTCCCGTTATCCTGGGTGATGTAGGAACGCTGAGACTTGCAGCAAATGAGCTGAGTCCTGTATTCAAAACAGTATTTGAGCCCACCACCGCTATCACCAGGATTTACCGTGCAGAAGCCTTCAATCTCCGAGAACGATTCAGGGTAGCCAGGCTCGGAGGCACGTAGGATGGACTCGTTAGTGTCCTCACCCCACGTAATGAGCCGTCCCCGATAGATGTTGATCCCCACACCAGCCGGGATCGTAGGAAGCTGTTCGAGCAGGTAGGTAGCGTCTACCTGAAGGTCAGCGTCGTAGAAATCAACTGTCTTTGACGAGGTGATGTTATCAGGGATTCTACCATCCGGCACGAAATACCACGTTTGGTTGTTGTAGTCCCCATCGAATGCCCTGATCTCCTTGCAACCGTAAAGAACCCGTGCAACAGTCCCAGTAGGCCCAATCGGAATGTTGCTCAGGTTTACAGCATAGGGAAGATCCGGAAAAGCAATGTTACAGAATCCACCCATTATCCCAAGGTGGCCTGTAGACGTCTCAAAACCAACCGCGAACGCACGGAATCCTGTGAGCTTACCTGACGGCCCTTGACTCGCAACCATGTTACCAGTAGGAGCCACCCCGCCCGCAGGAACAGCAACACCAGATCCAGAGTAAACGTAAATCTTCTCACCTGGGAGGCCACGCACTCCATTGTGAGGCGTGATGTAGGCTCGGTTGAACATCGAAACCATGCTGAAGTCCGTCATGGCCGCAATCAGCAGGATTGGTGCTCCGAGGTTCGTGGAGTCGTAGAGATTGCCACCCGTCGTGAGAATAAGGAGGCGAGCTGCCTCACCAATTCTCTTGAAGATAGCTATTCGAAGGATATTGAAGGTTGTAGGGATGTTTATTACAGACCCCTCCCTCGTGTAGACACCAGCATGGTTGAAGGCTACGTTCTGGGACGTGCGAAAATAACCGGGAGGGACGGTCTCGTCCTCCCCCCGGTCAAAGGTTCCCAGAAACTGGTTGAACGAGATGGGGTCATGGTCGCGGATAGCCATCTCAGACCAATTTGTTGTATTCGATGTCCATCGACACGACGTCGGAGGTCACTGGTGCAGGATACGCTCCAGCAGCCAATTCGGTTCCGGCGAGGTAGACCAGGACCTTGCCAGTCGCCGGGTCGTATTTGAAGGTGTGAGGACCTCGGTTGTCGAACTTGACCGAGATGGGAGGCTTGGTGGAACCACCCCTGAAGGTGATCCCGGAGGGAATCTCTCCACCAGTGACGTAGGAGCCAGTGAAGGCCAGTGTCCCCACGACCCGCACTGAGCGGAGATTTGGGAGACGACGGGTTTCTGTGTAAACGATAGCCATGATGTCCTCCGATTTGGGCGGTCAATCTACAGGGCGGACTACCCTGGAGAAGCTACGCCCGGTAACGAGTCCGCTGTCTACGAACCGGCGCTCTCTGTCCTCTCTTTGTCAGGGTGCCCACAAGCACGTCATACCAATTCTCGGCATCTGCGTTGAGAGCTTGAGCTCGTGTGTAGTTCTCCCCAAGCACTCCAGCCGCGATGCTCGCTGTCCGAGACTCCAGAAAAAGTTCCGAATTGAGGATCTTGATTGGGGTATTGACGCTGTCAATGAGCGTCAGCCCGGTCATGTAACGGATGTAGACGTCCCTGTCGTTTCGCGCACCAACGAACTTGATCTGTTCTTCCCGCCACGACCACACTCGAAGCTCGGTGCCAGGTTGCTGAATCTGCTCCCAAGTGGTCTCAGTCATCGTGGTGAAATGCTCCAGAGGCGCTCCAGCAGCGCCCTCCTTCAATTCCACCGGATACATGAGACCGACCGGGAGCCCTGCACCATCCCCGAGGAAGGTAGTCCCAGCCGTCACAGGCACGCGCTCTGAAACCTCCTTCACGGACCCCATTCCAGCCCTTGCGAGGCGAATCTGGAGTTCTCGGTAGGCTTTGGAGAGCAAGGGGAGCAGAGCCGTGTCATTGTATACGAGCCCTTGCGGGTCGTTCAAGAGCGGTTTGACCCCCGTCAGTATCTGTGAGGCTAGGACTGCCACTTTAGATTTCTCCGCCCTTTGCGATCGCATCGATGCAGGCCCACTTCGCGCCCAGGATATCCCGGAGGGCCGCCGACCGATGCGCGCAATCAGGCACGTTTGCAATTACAGTTCGGGCAAGCTCGATGAAACCTTTTGTGACTTCAGCGGCCAGCTTCGCGTTGGCCTCCTCCATCTTCGGCACCGAGGTGAAAACTTTCTCGACGTTCTCCATCGTGATCTTACCGGGCATTGATCCTCCTAGATAAGTGTTCGTATTGCGAACGATTTACGCCTTGGCGGGCACTTTCTCAATCATGCCCTGATTGAGGTATTCCTTCCTGTATCGGACCTCATCAATGATCCCGTGGCAGGAGTGGCAAATGCACGCCTCCGGGTGAACCTGGGTGAAGCAGAACTTGCACTTCGACAGAGCCTCCTCGATTTTGTGTTCGAGCATCCAATCCCGATTGGTCTGCCCGAGGACCGTAGCCGCAGTCCGCTGGAGGCTCGTGATGAACTTGTGACGCCGGTATTGAGCCCAGTCGTCATCCGCCATCTGAAGGAGGCGCTTATACCACTCCATCTGGCGCGCATTGATTTCCTTGAGGATGTTGGCGTGAGCCGCCACAAACGCGCGCTTCCCGTCCTGGTTGTTGAGATACTCACCCCAGACCCACGCGAGGCCAGGTTCCGCGACCCCATGCTCGTAGCAGATCATCGCCGTCTTGTGGTCGAGAACAATGGATCGAGCCACGACGTCCGAGGGGTCTGGGACGATGAGCCGAGGTCTGTTCTCGTCGAGATAAACAGAATGGATGCACCGCTCGACAGCAAATAGCGTGAAGTCGCCGGGCTCCGTGTAAGGAATCTCGAATACACCGGGCACGAGTCCAGGCTTTTGCTCGTGCAGCGGATAGGGGAGGATTGAGACAACGGTTGAAATATCATTACTTTTCGGGGGCATTTTGCCTCTCAACGTAGGTTTTGGTGGAATCCACGAACACAGAGTTCTCGAAAGCGAACAACTCGCTCCTGCCCGCCTCGGTCAGCTCTGCCTCGAAGTAGGCCGCATCTTTCTCAACTTCTGCATGGTATTCGTCTCGCATTGCCCCATCCGAGAGCTTGACCGGCCCGTGTTCGAGCGAATACAGAATTGCATCCAAGACCCACTCTGTGACAGGCAGCGGGTTCTTGCTAGAATCTTGGAAGACGTAAATTGGCTCGTAAGTGCCATTCGTCGTTGGCTTATAAATGTCGAGGTCTATCTGTGCTACCAGTTCCTTATGAATCGCAGCGCCGGGAGGCAAAAACGTGAGGCGCTCAAGAACCCACCGATCGGGAGAATACCAGTATTTCGGAACCTCCCGGACTTCCTCAACCTCACGGAGGAAGATTTTCCCGTAGAAATCGGAGAACTTACCCCGCCGAATTTCTCTCTGTTCGGTCGACCAGACCAACCGCCAGACTGGTCGACCGTCCAGGGAGCGACCTCGCTCAGCGAGCTTCACGTTGAAGTAGTCAATGAGCGAGTTTTTCATTGGGAATTCGCCCCCTGTATCTTTTCAGCGATGTTCTAGGTCAGCCTAGACTATTAAGGGAGCCACCGTCCCAACGAAAGCTAGTATCCCGCCGGAACCGTCAGGTTGTCGATGTAGGCGCATGCCGCCGGGTTGTTGACGAACGTGTTGAAGGAGGCAACGATGTAGAAGATCGTCGCCGTCGCAACACCGCCCGAGGGTCCACGAAGTTCGAAGAGCCGACGGCCCTCCTCCTCGTAGAAGCCAGCCGGGTTCATCTCGGCCCGGCCCCACACGTCGTTCACGATGAAGTCGATGCGGGTCTTGTCCCACGAATAGGACCGACGGATGGGAACGCCAGCAATCTGCTGAACGTCGAAGTAGAGGTCCAGGTTCTGATTCGCCTTGCCGTCGCGATTCACCACTTGCACCATCTGTCCAAGCTCCTCGTAAGCCTGAACCTGGCAGGGATGCATCCACGCCTGAACCTTCGTGCCGTTGTCGAGACCGATACGGTCGCCGATACGGTTGAGGGCCATCCGTGCGTGCGCGAGGGCGAGAGGACCGGAAGCCGAAACCCGGTTCGCCCGAATCTCCGGGAACTGCGCGCGATCGAGGCCCAGCCACGTCCCGGTGGAGGCGTTGTTGTGGTGATAGGGGACGCCGAGGAGCGCAACCGGATTCGCCCCGGTCAACCCTTCGATGACCACACGGTCTCCCAGAGTCGGAGTCGTCGTGGCTCCCCGGATGCGGAACGTCTTGGTTCCGGGGTCCACCAGGTCAATCTGCGCCGAGGTGCCGACCAGCGTGCCGTCGGATGATGGCGTGATGACCCGAGCCGCCGCGAAGGTCGAGTTGTAGATGGAGACGAACTGACCGTAGCGGAGGAGGCGAACACCGAACCCATCCGTCGAGCAGGTGAACGTGTCCTTGCCACCGGCAGTGGCGACGGACGTCACGGTAGCAACCGCTCCATCCCCGCCAGTCATCAAGGACGAATCCACCTGCCGACGGAATTCCGCCATCGCCTTGGCAAGGAGCTGCCGGAAAGCGTTGACGACCGACTTGCGGGAATCGTCCGTCGCCCACTGAGCACGCTTCTGCCACTCGACACCATGCTTGAGGTGAACAGTGGAGACCAGCGCCTTTTCGAACGACTGACCATCGCCACGTCCGAGGTCTCCCCCGTCCGGCGAGAAGTAACCGAACCGACCGCCGGGCCGGATTTCCATCGGGACGCGCATATCCCGGTTGGAGACCTTTTCGGTCGGCCTCTTCTCGATGTTCCCGTAGAACAGGGAATCGCGGTCGAACAGGACGGGCACCTTCGATTGCACCGTCTCCAATTCAGCAGCGACCACCTGCGTTTCTGTGAGAGCCATACTCTCTCCTACTTACGACCGCGTAGAGTAACCTTGTCGTTGAGAATGTCAGCATCCGATGTGCGCGAATAGTCGATTTGTTTCGGATCGAGAACCGTGGCGCGCTCCCGTCTGCCGTCAACCCTACGAGAAGACCCCTCGAATGGCCGCTTCTTGACCTGCTGTTGTTGTTGTTCCTGAGCACCCTTTTTCCTCGGGCTCCCAAGATATTCTGCACGAATCCGGTTCCGGATCTCACGAATCAGAGGACGAACACCCGAGAGGTAGGTGTGAGCGATACTCTCTTTGCTCTGTCGTGAGTAGCTATCCTGAGCGGCCCTTTTCCAGAGCGCGCTCATTCTCTTGTTGTGAACAGCGTCCTTGGCGAGAACCCTATTCATCTCGTTGATGACATCCGTGACGATGGACGCTCGCATCCGCTCGGTCATGGATTCGCTAGGATCAAGCCCCTGACGAATTGTTTGGTCAAGCGTCTTGATGACGTGACCGTAAATCTCCTGGTCCGCTTCCTTACGGCGCGTCTCGGCCCACTGCTCCCGTTCCTGCTGGAGCTGAACCTCTGCTGGACTCGGACCCTTCTCCTGCTTCGCCCCGATGTCGGGAATATCACCACCGTTAGCGAAGATGAAGTTCGCAATGTGGCGTGCCGACATCGCAAGGTTCTTGTCGCCAATCTTCTCGCCGTGCCTGAATGCGAGGTAGACCAGCTCCTCCAGAACCGGCTCGGTAGCAGAAACGTAAGCCCGCTCGTCGATAGCCCGGAGCTGAGGGAGCCAGTTCTTCGCAACCTTCTCGAACGCACGCGGGTTGTTCTCGTGAAGCTCCTTCATCAGAAGCTCAGGAGTGCCCTGAACGAGAGATTGCTCCAGCTGATCGTAGTTCTCGGCCTTGACAACAGCCTCAGCGGCCTCTTCGGGAGTCGCGAAGCTCTTGGAGAACTCCTCATCACGGAACAGGCTCGACTTCAGCTCCGGGAACTTCTTGAAGATTCCGGGGAACTCCTTCTTGACCTGACCAATTGACGGTCGGCCAACTCGGGGTTCCTCCTTCTCCTCAGGCTTTTCCTCCTCCTCGTCCTCCTCCTCCTTCTCGTCCTCACGCTCCTTGGCGAGGGGCTCGTCATCGTCATCGAGCTCTCGGCTGGAAGGGGGCTCCTCGGAGTCATCTTCGGCCTGAACCTTGGGAGGGACTACCTTCTCCTCCCCGCCCTCTACGGGCTCGTTCAGGACGTTCATGTCCGCAGCGAAATCCCCGACGTCGCCGAGGTCATCCGGAGAGTAGAAAAATTGCGGCTTGAAAAAGAAGTTGAACACGGAGTTTTATCCAATCCTTTTGGCTACGACGGTTGCCGCCGACGCACAGCGCGCCCACATCGCAGCGGTTTGAATACCGGTAGTTGTCCCCGGAGCGGCAGTGAACGGCCCTCCCTGAGCAAAGCCCAAGTCGAGCGCGACCGTCGACTGGACAACACACGCACAAGAGGGGAGAGCAAACGTCTCATTGGCCGCCACCTGCGTTGGAACGCCGAGCGGAACTTGCTGATATTGGATACTAGGGGGCATCTGGCTTCTCCTTATCCTTGTTCGGGTTCTTCGCCTCGGCCTTGTCCGCCTCAGCCTGGGCCTTCTGCACGAGAGCCTGATGAGCCTGCATATGGAGGAGAACATTCAGGTAAGCGCCAGGGTTCTCCTTCTTGTATTGCATCCCAACATCGGACTTGAGCCACGCCTGGCACGTGAGCATCTCGACCTCGTGATTGTCCAAGGTGGGCTCAATAGGCACACTCGACTCCATCGGAGGGGGCTGGTCCGGGTGTGGCCCCGGCATCGGACCTGAAGGCTGAGGAGGTCCGGGTGGCGGAGGTGGCCCAGGAGGAGGCATCGGTCCGGGAGCTCCGGGGGGCATATTCGGAGTAGGAGGCCCAACCGGGGGCGCACCTGGTCCTGCCATAGGCCCTTGAGGTGGAGGCGGTCCGGGAGGCCCTTGGTGAGGAGGCATTCCCATAATGGGCTCAGCCAGGATAAGCTCCCCTATCTCCACGAGCTGCTTGTTCCGGTCATCGTCACCCGGAATATACAACTCTGGGACACCGATGATGAGGGCAATGAGACCAGCGTTCTCTGGGTGGCGGAGGACAGCCATGATATCCTCGTTACCACCCTGGAACATCTGCAGAATCATGTCTCTCTTCTGCGCCCAGGAGATAGGGAAGCTTTCGTTAACATCGGGCTCGACTTCACCGACCTTGCCGGTCATGTGAATCTTCCGAACCCAAACGTTTACGAAAGTTGACCCACGCTTTTCAACATACTTCTCGTCCTCCAGCATGTTGATAGCGAATTCTCGGACCGCCTTCGCCAGAAACTGAGCCCACCAGATCTTTACGATTTTCCACGTAATCTGGAGCCGCTGGAGGGCTTGCGCGCGACTCATTTCATATTCTTTGGCGGTTCCAGATCCCCCTTGGATAGCTCCTCCGAATACCGACGGGAGAGCTCCAGACACGAATTGACCGACGCGCTCAAGTCGGTTAAGGAACTTGTCAATTTCCTGAGATATCGAACTTGTTTTCGCTTCGAAGAACCCTTCACCGAGGCTTCGGCCTGCTGGAGCTTTAGCAGGAGAAACCTGACCCGGCCTAGCCTCACTCCGAGAATACGAGTCAAAGTCCAGAACATCAGGATCGGCGTAGAGCTCGGGGATTCCAAACTCAATTCCCTCAAGAGTGAGGTTCCATCCTTCATTCGTCATGTCCTGAATCGGGATGACCATCGCCCCGACCGCTTCGGCATGGAGAGACTCAGAAAGCGGATGTTCAGTCATCGTCCAGTGGTCAGCCAACTGGTCCGGAAGCGCCTCAACCACCAAATCCTTGTTGATGACGACAACGTAGCACCCTTTCGGGTAGAGATTCTTGAGTTCCGCGATCTCCTCGTCCCGATTCCCAACACCCAGGACATTGAAGGCCCACGGTGCGAGCCAAACCCGTCGAGTCGTGCAGAGGTCCGTCGCTACGTCCCCCTTGAACATGATGTTCGTTCGCATCGCACGGTCGAACGTCTCAAGGTCCATGAGAGGCTGGATTCTCTCGGCAATCTCCGGGTAGATGTCCTGAAGCTTCGCGTAGTGCTCCTCGGTCTCGAGAATGAGGTAGCCGAGGTCCTCTTTCTTGGTCGCCCACGGCGCAACCTTGACGTTCAGGGGACCGTAAACCTCCAAGCACTCTCTGGACTTCGGAATTGACTCGTAGCCGGTAATTCTCGGAACGACCTCCTCGAAATCCTCGAAATCAGGCAAGTTCTCGTATCCGCACTGCGGACAAACCTGAAGCTGTGGAGGAGGAGGCATCTCACCAGGCCCACCGGGAGGTAATCCGGGAGGCATTGGAGCAGGCATCCCACTCTGAGGAGGCGGCCCAGGAACCGAAGGTGGTCCGGGAGGAGGCATTCCTGGGGGTGGCATTCCGGGAGGAGGTTCAGGAGCCAGCATTTCATCCTGGGGCGCACCAAGGTCAAGCTCGGGAGAAGGGGGAGGAATTGGAGCCGAGGACATTTCGTCCTGCCCAAACTTGAACCCGCAGTTTGCGCAGTAGTATTCTCGGGTAACGACGCGCGAATCCTCTGTAACCGCCCTCTCGTAGGTTCCGTATTTCCCAGAAGCTCTGTTGTCGTTATAACCGAAGACCACACCCTGATTGTAGAGGATGTAGAGCGCCTTCATGAACAGAAGCTCCGCGTAATTGTGCTTCTGTATGAGCATCCCTATCTTGGTGTAGGCTTTGGCCGTGCTGATGTCATCCGGATTTTCAGCATCATCGGGCATGAAAGGGACGGTAGGGAGCGCCGACGACATTGCCGCAATGATAACCTCACCGTAAGCCCGGTAGATGTTGATAACCTTGGCGTAGAGTGCAGGGTCAATATCGGACTGCGGGTTCTCCTCTCTAACCTGGTCAGGAGTTCTCCAATCGAAGGCGAAATCTGACCACCAGACATACTGGATGCCATCCCAGTAGCACATCTGCTTTCGCCACTTCTTGATTTGGCGGTCCCTTGAAAAACGGTCGTGTTTCTCCAGATGCTCGATGACAACAGATAGATTCTTTGCAACATCAGAGTCACAGAAATGCTCCTCCACGGGAGCTTCAACCGGTCCGGGAGCCATGGTGGAGGGTGGGAACATTATTTGCTCAATTCTTCGATGTCTGCCGCTTCTTCAGCAGATTCAGCTTCAGCTTGACGCTGTTCCTGAGGCTTTTCGGCCTCTTTTATCTTCGATTCCCAGTATCTCTGCCGAGAATCCGCTTCTAACTTGGCCGCTTGAGTATGCCAGGGGACCGTGGCCTTCCGAACCGGCTCCGGACCCTTCCTAGGCTCCCCAGTAGCACCAGCAGGAGCAAGGACACCAAGACGAGTAAGCAAACCGCGCCGAGTTTCCCGTTCGTCGTGCTCAAACTCGACCAAACGCGCTCTAAGGTGTTCATTTTCCTCCTTGAGCGTGGTAATTACGAGCTTGAGAGCCTCTATCTCGCCGCTATTATCGAACATTTTCAACTCGACGCCCTTTTCGGAACCGGGAACGGTGTAATGATTTCGCTTGTTTGACGTATTTCTTCTCGAATTGGTGCATCTGGTGATGAAAAGTGTTGTAATCGTTAGTTTCAGTCAACCTCTGGATGATTTCTCCGAGAGCTGTCTGCTTTTGGTGCTTAACTTTGCTCTCCCGAATATACCTCGAATAAGCCTTAATGAGGTAACGACCCCCATCGTAGGGGTCATCGCCATCAAATTCAGCTACATCCTCGGTATTCTTGCCATCTTTCTGCTCGTAGATGCAAGCCGGAATCGCCTCTCTGAAATGCACGCAAGAGCGAGAAACTATGAGCTTCGGGAGGTTCGTTTCAAGAGGTTCCGGTTGAAAAAGTTTAACGTATTCCTCGTATGCCTCTGTTCCCTGCATCCTGAGTACACGCTGAGCCGTCTCTTCTAGGAACCCTTCCGCCGGAACATAGCGAGCGGGCCTATCTTTCCACCGCAACATCTCGTGCATCAGGAGCTTGCCCCCGAGCCGGTCATTGTCAGCCTGCTGGAAGTTAATCCCAGTAGCCTCAATGATCTGTTGCGCTAGCGTCTTAGCCTCTCCCCGCTTGCCCCATGCCGAAGGGTCAAGAGTTGCAACCCCGAGGTTGTCTAACTCAAACTGAGAGATACGCCGAACGTCGGCACCCCACTCCTCGATAGATGTCTTTTCACGAACGTATTCTCGATAGAGAAAAAGCTTACCATCGGGAGCGACTGCTCCCCAACCGACCCACGTCTTAGCAGAATAACCCCAGTCTGCCGAAATGACACGAGGCCACCAGTGAGGTGGTATGAAATCGTTGACGACATGACATGCCCGCTCAGGTTCTCCGTGAAAAGGAGCCCCGATGAAGGGGTCTCTCCACTCGCCAAACACCTGACCAGAGAATACCCACCAGTCTCCGTCAATCTTCGCTCGTTGCTCGGCTTCAGGTAGGATTCTAAGTCGATTGATGTATCCAGGGTCCTTCTCCATCAAATACGGGTTGTCTGTCAGACGCGCCCGCACGAAGAAGCGATAAGTATCGGTGTATTTATCGTAAAGTCGCACGCCCCCTTCAGGAGCAGGCGAAACGAACCTCGTTCTTACCCAGACGTGCCCGATGTTACCAGGATTCGATGCGGTTCGGATGATAGCAGGGACACCAGGCAAAGTAGAACGAACACGAGAAGTAATATAGCGATACACAAACTCAAGGAAAGCGGTAAGCTCGTCGAACCCGACGTAGTGATATTCGGCCGTGTCGTGCTCGCGCGCATCTTTCTCAGTTTCGAGGTATGATAAGCGAATTTTCGCTCCCGATGGGAACGTCCAAACGTGCTTCGTGTCGTTATATGACGCGCCGAGGTGCTTGTAGAATCCATGGCTTCTCGGGATGAGAGATTCTTCAAGCTGAGGAAAAGTTTGACGAAAGATTGCGCCGTGGAAGCCAGGTATCTCGTGAAAACCGTATAAAATGGGCAACATGAGGAGGAGTTCCGATTTCCCTCCCCCTGCTGCCCCACCGTAAAGTGCCTCGAATACGGAAAATGGTAACCGGATGAATTCGACCTGCTTCGGATGTGGTTTCCAAAGCTTTTCGTATCGTCCGGTTACCTCGACTGGCATCCTAGACCGCGATGACCCAGTTGTTACCAGTCCATCGTGCCTTGGTGCCGTCTCCCAGCGTGACGCTCTCCTTCAGGCCCCACGCAGGACCGGAATGCGGCATCGCGCGCAGAGCGTCCATGTTCGCGGGGGATTTCCCCGGCCCGAACGACCCAGCGGTCCCAGGCTTTGCGGTGCCAGCGGGATATTTCACCGGCTCCGGTCTCCCCGTGTGCTTCGGGGTGTCCTCCCCGACCTGGGTTCCACCAGTCTGGGTCTCCTCCGAAGGCGGTTCGCCCTTGCCTCCACCCGGTGCCGGCTCCTTGCCAGAGCCAGGGAATCGGTCGATGACCCCACCGCTCTGCACGTTCCGGGAGGGAGGCTCGCCAGCCCCGCTCAGTCGGTCGCCACCGGGAGTGTAGCCCCGCCCGCCTCCGATACCCGACTCCTGATGAGGCCCGAGAGGACGTCGCTCGTCCTTGCCGAGAGCCGAGGAGTTCTTGGCGGCAGAGGGGTCAGTTTCTCCGTCCGGGCCTTCCTTCTGCGTGTCCGCTTCGGGAGGGGGAGGAGGCGGCGTATTCCGACGTTCCTCACCGATACGACCCGCCCGATATTCCAGAGATTCCGGGAACATCTTGGGGTCGACAGTGAACAGGAGCGCGGTCAGGACAGCCTCGGAGACGACAATCCAGTCATCCTCCAGGTCCCAGTCCGCCTCGGGAGCCTCGGGATTCGTCGGTCCGTGGAGGTGGCAGACCAGGTCTCCCGAGAACACCTTGATCAGACCCCGCTTGGTCTCGTATTGCAGCGGGCCAGCACCACGGTGACGGAAGATTCCGTGAGGAACGAACGCGCCTTCGAGCGCGCCCATCGCCTCGTAGGAGGCCTGTTCCTCCGCCTTGGCGTCCTCCATGTCCTGCTTCTGAGCTTCGAGCTCGTCCTGCGTTGCCTGGTCGATCTCCTGCTGAGTCAGGTTCAAATCCTGCTGCACAGGCCGACCACCAGGAGAGTTCATCGCCATGTTCAGCGTCGGGGGCGACGGAAACGCCGGAGGAGAAGTCTGCGGAGGCCCGAGAGGGGGCGGTCCGGGCGGTTGAGGCATCGTTGCCATCTCGTCACGATCCTTTCTTCTGTGTGACCTGTTAGAACGTAGACGACGTTTACGCCAGGAACTCGCTCGCGCCAAAGGAGACTACTTCTGTCCGGACTGGTCCGCAGCGCGTTTTAACATATCAAGAGTTAAAACGCCCTTAGCGGAGCCAGGTTCATAGCGTGACTTGAACACGACTACTTCTTCGGCTGCGCCGTCGGCGGGAGACCCTGATCCGGGCGAATCGGCGGCTGGGGGAGCCCCTGATCCGGCTTCGGCTGAGAGCCAGGAAGGGTGTTGTCGGGCCGACCGCTCGCGCCAGGCAGCGAGTTGTCCGGGACGAGGATGAGACCGTGGCATGCGAGCCACTTCACGACGTAACGCTTGCCGGGCACGGGTAGACCGTTGTCGACCTGGCCGCCCTGGCCTCCTGGGAGGGAGTTGTCCACCCCCGGCTGAGACCCCGGAAGCGAGTTGTCCGGGCAGGTCGGATCGAAAGGGAATACGGGAAGCTGAGCCGCTCCGGGAGGTAGGCCGGGCGCGGAGACCCCATATCCTGGGTCAACCGGGCGATTCCCTCCGATGAAGTTGATGTCTGCGAGCATTCTGTGTTCTCCTTCTTCCTTGGTTACGAGTTTATGATACTCTCTCGCGACGGCCGGATGATAACTAGCGAGATCCACGATACCGGCGCGCGACACCGACCAGACCCATCCCGAACAGGAGAAGGGAGGCCGGTTCCGGCACGGCAGTATCCGTGGCCGAGAAGGAGAATGCTGTCCCCGAGTTCGTCACCGCCAGGGAGAACGTTCCCGGCGTATTGTCGAAGCCAGCAGCATGGAATAGGCCAGTCCCCGTAAGGACCAGAGCATTCGAGCGCTGGAACTGGTCAACGACCGTCAACATATCGAAGCTCGCCCCACCCGCTGAGGTCTGCCACGAGGCGATCGGCGTAGTCGAGTAGAGGCCACATGCCGTCCCTGACACGAAACAGAAGTCCTTGATGGTCCCCGGTCCGAGAATGCCAGCAAAGCTCCCGGTCCCACCATCGATGCTCATCGGACCCGCGACACCCGGAGTCGGGGCGCCAGTGTTGGTGAAGTCAAGAGCGACGGCCAGGTCGAGGGTAGTCCGAGCCCCAGTCCCGAGGACAGGAATCACGCAGTCGGCGCCGGGGCAAACCAGCGCGCTCTGGGAGAGGGTGACGGAGCCGGTAATCGGAACAGCGAGGGCAACACGGGGCAGAGCCAGGAGCGCAACGAGCAAAACAACCTTCTTCATACCTTCACCTCAAAAACGGGTTCCTGTCCACTGAGCGGTTGGATCGAACCCTATAACTCCCCAACCGAACGACGGGTGACCACACTGGTCAATGATGATATCTACGCCCCAAGCCCCGATGTTGTCGTTCGTCGCCCGATACGCGATTACATCCCGTGAGACTTGCCCTGTATTCGGCTTGATAAGGTATCCCCACCTCGCATCCGTTTTCCGAAGCGCACCGACAACGGTGTCCATGAACTGCCAAGCCGCCTCGCCGTATACGTCTTGACAACTCTTAGCTACCGCGTCTCGGTTGACAACTGATGTCGCAACAGCTTGTGCATTTGAGGGAAGAGGGAGAACCGTCTCTTGCTCGCCTGTAGGTCCTGTCGTCGGCGCGCTAGGGTTCGATGGTGCGAAGGTAGTATCGTGAGAGTCGTTCGACGCGTTGTTGGTGTTGGTATTTGTGTTGTCGATGGTCGGGCCTGCAACATTGATATTGCAAGCTAGCAGGAGAGGGAGGAGAAAGAGGATTTTTCGCATTAGGTAGGCCGGTCGTCAATGACACGAATTTCGATAAGTCGGGGACCCTTGTTCGCATCCCCTTCGATGACCGAACCCTCGACACGATCGAGGAGCTCCAGATCCCGAAAGTTCTTGGTTGTGCGCTGTAGAGCGGTCCAGTGGAAGAAGTAATCGCGGCCATCATCACCCGCGATAAAGCCGAATCCCTCCTTCAGCTTGCGAACCTTGCCACGCATGAGGGGGAGTTGCTTGCCGTCCTGAAACTCGTCGTAAGAAAGATTGGTCATTAAGATTCTCGGTTCCTGTTCTGGTAATCCTGTTCTTCTCTCTCGGATGAAATCTCTATCGTCTTGTAGTCCGCATCAATTGCCTGCTCAGGACGCATGATGTGGAAATGCACATTCTTTTCGTTCACCTCCGTGTTACGATCCTGTGTAGCCTGGGTCGCATGAGCAACAACACCAGACAGATTCTTCGCAATCTGGGAAAGTTCGGTCGCGCGTTTGACACCCGCCAGCTTATCGTCGTCGAGGAGGTTCAACGTTGACAGCAAACGGTTAAAAGCAAGGTCAACGATAACACCATGCCCTTCGATGATCTTAGCTTGAAGAGCCTCCTTCGGCTTCTTCTCGGGGTCTA